CAGGGAGGGGGTGCAATTTTTTAGACCCCCCCCACTATGCTTTATGATTAAGCCGCATCAGTGGTCTCATTTTCATCTGAATCAGATGGTTTTCGTACAACTTTTTGATAGATGTTCAAGAAATCGTACTTAATTATTTTATCAATTGCGTTTTCAATAGCAATTTTCTTTTCTTCTGAAGACATTTCATCAGAAACATTAGCGAATCTATCTAATTTGCCGCAACAATCGTAATTATGTTCAATGTCGAACATGAACCAATCATCAAACTGAGTGAAAGGATTGTAAGGATTGTCAATTGTTGTTAAAGCACATTCATTTAACATTACTTTACGCTGCTCCTTTCAAGTATTTAGAAACTGTTGATGTTGAAACTCCAAGTTTGTCTGCGATTTGAGCAATTGTGTAAGAAGACGACAATGCTTTAATCTGTGCAACCTTTGCTTGATTGATCTCTTTTGATGTTTTCGGCATTGCTCTTTCTCTTAATGAATCAGCATCACAATTGTTAAGTATTCTTTTAAGTATCGTTTCAGATACAGCACCAGCTTGAATAGCTTCCCATTCTTTGTCAGTGATCTGGATGTTTCGATCTCGTCTGGATACAGAACCAACTTCCTGTCTATATTTAGTAAGAGCCTGTTGTCCAGCCTTTTTAACGTCTTTCTTACTAAGCTCTGAACCTGCTGCCTTAGCAGCTGCCTGTTTCTCTTTAACGGTGGCTGCTGCTTTAAGGTTGGCAGACCGTTCCCGGATAGCGTTCTTCTCTGCGGTATTGAGTTTATCCATGAGAGAGTCGTATTCAGCTCGATACTTAGCCTTAGCATCCTTGTTGTACTCGATCTTGCCTGTGGACATCTCTAGCTTACGAGCCTCATTGGCCAGTGACTTCATACTGTTAGCATAGTCCGCATATACGAGCTCCATAGGATGGCGACGGGAGGATACCAAGGTATAGGCATCATCAGTTTCTGCCATCTGCGTACTCTTCTGGGTATGTCTCTTAGTAACTTCAGTCACCTCACCAGTACGCTTATTGGTCTTCTGTACTGTATACTCCACATCATCCGCCGTCTTCCATACGAGTGCCCCCTCTGGTCGAGATGGGTCATACCAGGGCTTACCTTTAATATTGTATCTAGGGGATCCCTGTCGTTTGTCTACGTCATACTCACCCTTTGCTCTGGACACGATAGTTGATGCACCACCACCATTATCGCCACGATACTTCTTCTTAAGGTATGCGATGTCGTTGTCTCTCTCACTGGCTTTGTAGTCCAGTTTATGCTTCTCAGCATCAATGATAACCATACTGTGACGTACAGCTTTCTCCATGTCCTCTGGTTTAGCCCCATATAATGTCATATCAGTGATAAGGTTCGAGATCTTACCCATTTCAAGCTGCTTGGTATGTTCAGACATTACACGATACTCATTACCGTTGCGATAGTAATGTTTCTTACCATCTGCATCTACAGATGTTTCGGTAGCTCCATAAACAGCTTTATTATCGAAGCCAACTAATCCCTGAAGCGGTGGGGTTGAAGTAATCTTTACCTTACCAGCTCTATCATGAGTAGGTATACACATAACTGTATCGCCATCGAAGTCGGCGCCAGACAAACGTTCTGCTACTTTACTGTTGATACCAATAGCGTCTCTGGCGTCTTTGCCAATAACTTTGATTCCCTCTTTATTACGGTTGTTAACTGTAAGGATTGGAATCTCAAATGTACCACCATGGGGGTAGCGAACCAGTGCAAGTCTTGTACCATCGTCATAGTTCGGAGCATATACTTCTTTATCACTAAGACTTGTCATTGGTAAGATGACATGATATTTTTGGCCTGGTAATGCTGCCGCTTGTAGATGAACAGCCGCCGAATCACAGCTTTCTGCAAACTTATGCAAGTAATACTTCTTAACAGTAGGGTTCTGAAGTGCACAGATCTCAGCATACTCTTCCATCTTATTGGCTTTGGCAATACCAAGCTGCTTTTCAGCCATCGCTTTGCTCTGCTTCGATAAGAACTGTGATGGTAACGCATCTTTCCATTCGGACCAGTCACCCGCATCTGCACGCTTGTTGATAAGACCAAGTTTTTTATTAGGGTTATCAGACGATCCAGTGATACGCTCACCAGTTTTAGAGTCATACCAATACTGGCCACCCAGATCAGCATCTTTGATAGCAGATCCGAATGGATTGTCTGGATCGTTTTTGATTCTTTTCAGAACTGTGTTGCCATCTGGTCCACATGCTGGTGTTCCTTTATGTTTGTTCGTATTGAAGATGACGTCTACTCCCGGCGGGAAGTCTTTATCGTCCCCATAAACAGCCATACCTTTAAGATAGTGTGTGCCGTCAACCATAATACGAACCTGTGAATATCTATTTTCCCCAAGGGATAGATCATTTACATTTCTTCTAAGCTCAATTGTTCCGTCCTTCTCTACACCTCCGTCTTCTGCGTAGCGAACTTTAAGACGTTTCGAATCCAGACTCTCCGGATATGTGAATTTCTTTTCGTATGTATCACCGCCATCTCTTGAAATGTACTCATTGATGGAGTGAATTTTGTCATAATCATAAATTTCTTTATGCTCAGTTCCAGGTTTGCACAATACTTTCAAAGTTGTCTGCTGTCCTGGATTCGTAACCTGAGGGACACGTCCGCCATACTGAACATACCCATCTCTCTGAAGAATATAAACAGCTTGAGCCAGCTTTTCTTTTGAGATGTTAAGCTCCTGTGGAACACCATTACCAATATCCACCATCCCGTACTTATCTACCTGCTTCTTCAGGAAGTCAGCGGTTTCTTGAGCTTTACGCATATTGTTCTCAGATTCTGAGTTGAGCCATGAACGAACTGTAGACTCACGAACTCCCATCTGTCGTCCAATCTCGGTGTAGCCTAGTCCGTCCTCGCGTAAAGATTTTGCACGATCTACAACTAATGCTCTACGTTCAGCTGTAGCTAACGCTTTCTCTGTTCTGTACTGAGTGGTGGTCAATCCAAAAGTATTCTTAATATTCTCCGGTGTCTCGGTCCAACCACTCTTCTTAAGCTCTTCAACTCTGCCTAAGAAATCGTTAGTATGCTGATATGGATCTTCTCCGGATCCCCAAGGGTATCGGCCAGAATGTCTTGGCGTTCCGTAATGCTCAAGGAACTCTTCATCATCCATTTCAGCCGAACCCAAATACGATAATATTTCGTCTGCTAATACTGACATGTCTTAATCCTCTCGATCATCATATTCCTGTAACACTTTATCCAACTGCTTGATCTTATCCATGATTGGAACGATATCTTCCGCGGTTGGGTTGAAAATATCAACGTCGTCATTCTGATAGATTCTACATTCGATGCCTGCTAACTGGTCAGGACGGAAACGATACTCCAAACAAAAAAGAGCAACGTATACTAACAGCTGCTTCTTGTGCACCGGTCCTTTTCCTGTTTTTAAATCATGGATTCGTAAGAAATTATCTCTGAAAGATATTGCGTCTGCGGTTCCGTAGAATCTCTCCGAATAATACAGAATTACTTCTGTTTGCATCTTGAATCCGATTGCATCGTTTACATATGCAGATAATGTTTTCTTTGATCGAGGCTGTCTGATGCCAAGATCAATTGTGTCTTTCGCCCATGCGTGCAGTTTAGTACCAATCGCTGCTGCTCTCTTAGCCTGTAAAATATCAATGGCTTTCTCAACGCTGTAACTTAACCATGCTGGTTGACTTGCGCTGAATGGTGCGTGTGATCCTTCAAGTTTTGAATGCCTGTTGAAGATCATGTAGTATTTCCTCCTCGTTCTCAGGATATATGAATCTCGCAAATGACATTTCATTCATTCGGTCGACGTAATAATCCTGGTTTGGTCTGTGGCTCGCAGTACCACTTTTTTTGCATTCTAAAACCGCCCATCTGTCATTAAATAAAATGAGCAGATCAGGAAGGCCTTGAATATAAGTTGGGTCTGTCTTCATAACCAAACAGCCGGGAAATATTTTTTTCAGCTTTTTAATAAGCTTTGATTGAAATTGACTTTCCAACATTTTGGTTTCTCCTTTCGATGACAGATTGGACTGACAGGATTCGAACCTGTGACTGACTAACTGGATACTAACAAGGTTAAACCAGGTTGCTCTCCCAAACTGAGCTACAGTCCAAAACTAAAGAGAAGGTGTTGATGTCGTCTAAAATGCGAACTTCTCACACCTCTCCTCTATAAAAGGCGTTGTTTTTCACGCGAATTTTAAAATGCTTGAAAATATGGTGTTAATGCAAAAATAAGAGCCCTAGATTAACTAGAGCCCTAAAATATAATTTTATTCAGTTGCATCGTTAGCTGATGCTTCCATCTCAGCTTCAGCTTTGTCCAAAATATCTTTGATACGTTTCCGCTCATCCATAATCGCTTGCTTGATGGTGCAACCATTGCAAACGAGTTTCACACGATCACATAAAATATGTTTATTGTATTTACATTTCAAAAATATCACCTACCTTCTACTTGCCCCATAAATATGATCGTAAGTCGGAACCAGATCATCGAGATTACAATGGAGCGCAACCGCTATGTTGATTAGATTCTTTAAAGTTGGAAATCTCTTTTTGTTCACGTATTGACTTATACATGCTTTCGTTATACCAGTTCGTCTTGCAAGTTCGTTTTGCCCGATTCCAAAAATAATCATTGAGTCTCTAAGATTATCACCAAAAATATCAATGAACTCGTCTTCGCTCAATTTAACCACCTCCACCACAAAACGTTTTTGTAATACGATTATTTAATTGTGAACACCGGCTATTTTTTCTATATTTCCTATTTTATTTTTCACGTAATAATTAAGGGGTTAACAATTAAATAACAAAAATAGGGTTTTTTTCCGTACAAAAACTAGTTATTGTACGTACAGAAACCTATTTAAGGATAGTTATTGTACGTACAGAAACCATCATTCAAAATCCATCTCTTCGCGATACAACGCTTGTAATCCGCTTCTAAATATCTCCGATTTAGATTTTCCAGTCTTTTCAGACAAAATATCGAGCAACATTTTGTCAACTTTGGATAGCCTCATTTCGAATCGTGTTCCCATTATATCTTCTTTCTTTGGTCTTCCGCCTCTATTTTCCGCATCATTCATTCTAACATGCTCCTAACTTTCGTCATCGTTTCACTTTCTCCAGTAATAACGTCATATTCACAATCTGCTGGAATCACAACAACTTTATTATCATGATCGGAATTTATCTCAGCAGCAAGTCTTTCTTGTAACTTTTTCAAAGATTCCTCATCGTACATACTATCCGGTCTAACCACAAATATCATTTAAGCATCACCTCCAAATCTTCCCGGTTTCCTTCTCTTTCAACACTATTCTGTTCTCCACATGAAATCCTGCAAGTTCACAAATATCAAAGATAGAATTCAGCAGCTTATAGAATTTCTCATCCGATTTATCAAAGCTCCGTTCTTTATTCTCTGTATTCTTAATGGCTTCATATGCTGTCGGGTCATAATATCCAGACCCATTTCTTCGTATTTCGTTATCGTTCAATTTTCTTAATCTTACCTTTCATAAATTCTCTCAAGTCCTCAGACTTAATATGATACCAACCATCCACGTTGTACCTCAAATAACGCAAGTACGCCCCGACGCTTCCTTTCTTTGGATCATACGGGTTCCGTTTCATCGCCTCTGTCAGTGTCACGCATTGTCACATCCTTTCCTGAATACCAGCCCATTTGCTTCATTTTCTTCACAAATAACTTCATTTCATAACCTGTAAGACCTACTGCTGCACTAACGCCACATGTTGAATCATACGACTGGATAATGTTTTTGCCAGAACCCTTGTGCAAAATATCAACCGAATGAACATATTTGTATTTCGCATCATATCGCTCATAATAAACGACATGCTCATTCTCTATATTTTTACAAAATCCAATCTCAGCAAGTTTCTCATCTACACTTTTAAATAGTTTCATCGATCTATCTTCCTTTCTTTCAAAAATAAAAGACCCAACGCATATCACGCTGAGTCCTCCGCTTCCAATTTAACTCCACCGTACTCCCACAGATCACGCTTCAGCTCGTCCATGTCCAGTTCGCCGTTTTCCCACTTCTCGAAATATTCAAGGACATACTGCGTGAACTCTGGAATCCGCTTAGCATAGCTCTTCTTCCAATAATGATCCATTAAAACCTCAAGCGGCAACACTAGCATCAATGTCACCGCCTGAGTCATAGCCTTTTCTGTAGCTGCTTGTTTGGCATCATCAATTCTTTTACCAAGAGCTGCATCAATCATAGCATCCAGCTGAGCCTGTGTGAGATTATACGTGGCAGTCTTACTCTTCTCGGTTTCCCGTTTCTGCCTCCGCATTTCTGCTCTGCTCATCTAAATATGCCTCCCATGCCGAATCAAACATATTGGCGATTTTCTCGTGTTTGAATCTTTCTTCTCTGCATTTACATATGCGATCTACTACTGCAAACACACAAAGAAATGCTACAAATATCAATAATAAAATCTCAAAAAATGTCATTCCATATAGCCTCCTAAGCAAATATCTTCAATTTTATCTGCTTCGATCTCTTCAATCCTGATTTGTAATGCGACATCATGTGGTGTACTGACATTTGAATAATCTTTAAGCGTTTCTATTTTATAAATATCATTGGCGAATACATCTCTTGCATTTTCAGCTGTTTCTTCATCTGTAAAAATTCCGAAAACGTGTCCTTCATATCCGTATCCTGAAAAACAAGTGTTTCCATGAACTAAATATAATGTCATCTCTTATTCCTCCACGATTTCTAAATAATACGCGTCATTAGCCGGAGCTAATGTCATCCCTAAATGACTCAAACGTGCTTTTTTAACAGTCAAAACCCCATTTACTGGCTCACCGTATTCTATTTCAATATAATATCCGCCAACACCAATTTTGACATCGTGATGCTCTTTAAAACGATCCTCGGAAAGAGCGCCTATTGAAATATCAGCGTTTAAACCATTTTCATCTCTGGTGATATGCGCGACTCCAACCTGATCCAGCCGATTAAAATCCCAAAACACAGGAACGTATTCTGGGAACTGAATATCGCAATCATCAGGCACGACATCCTCATCACATCCACAATTATTAATGGAATTGAATAATAAAAATCTTCCTTTATATTTCGTCATCACTTATTCCTCCACTTTCTTTTCATCTGCCATTTCTACCATATGCTTTCTGGCGTTAAGAGAATTACCATCCCAATTGAATGCCTCTTCCTTCATCACATCTCTTATTGGTCCGATTATAATATTCTCCATCACGTTTACATAAAATTTATAACCATTCACATACACATAATCACCATCAATATCACAGCCAGTCACTTTTGCAGCCTCAAAAATATCTTTTTGCGACCATGACATACAGAAATTTCGATTCTCCTCAATCCGCTGTTTAATGAATGTCATAATGAAATCTTCTGCATATCCGTGGCAACGAAGATCATTTTCTGGTATGTAATGACGAGAATGAAATTTGGTTTCTCGATCATATACAATGAGCACAAGTCTTTTATTGTCATAATCGTACCAGAAATTAACCTCGACATTGTATTTCTTGGCGAGTTTTGTTAATTCTACAAGCATATTATTCTCCCTCACATCTTTTTACATAACGAATTTGATTATACGGAATAGCCGCCATCATGGAGTAATCGCTATCTTCTTCCTTTTTGTGCAAAAACAAACACATATTAGGACTGGTGTTTTCAATGAAATTACATTTGTGATCAAAATCCATAGTAGTTCCATTGATTAATACCACTACGAAATAAACTTTATTATCATCCATTTCTCTTACCCTTCCCTCTCCGATGATTTAAAATATACCCGCCATACCGATCAGGTGTTATGTTCTTTTCTATCTTAGCTTTCCATTTTACCCAGCCCTTACGGCCACTTATCCGATTCTGCTCTTTAGTGAACATTGTTGAAATATCATTACTCATAATCTTCCCTCCTACTCTAACAAATCTTTATCGATAATCTGGAAGTTAGCTCTATGAATATAAAGAGCCTTACCGTCAATCATTAATTTAGTCATCTTAGGTAAATCTTCAGGAATCTTCCAGTAAACCTCATCTCCGGAATATGCAGCAATAGGTTGTCCGAGCTGGGACTTAATGACTACCACCCGACTTTTACCGAAATAATTCTTATACTCATTAATGATTCCGGAAACATATGTATAATCTGTAATGCCACCAGACGAATGACTGTAAATATCATCCTGTGTAAATTCGGCTTCTGGCTGCAGTCCGTCCTGTTCGAATATACAGGTGTCACCACAACTCTGAATCTGATCGCCGTCAATGTTAATTGTGATAACTGACGACAAAGAATATCCGGTAACAATCGAACCATCGCTATCATAAGAAGTCTCTTCAACTTTGTTTCCTGTAATATTAATCTTATCACCTGTCGTGGTCATCACTCTGTTGCCATAATTATCGTAAGTCCGGATTGTATACCCGTTACCTACCAAATTGCCTTTGAATTCATTCATGGCGTCATCCAGAACAGCACAACCCATAAACCCGCTGAATATACAAACACATAACACCATACACACTAATACTTTAATTTTCTTTTTCATCTTTTGTTTCCTCTCTACATTCTTGTTACTTCAGCTCCACAATTCGGGCAAGCATAATATTTGAATCCACGACTAGCTCCTCGCAACTCATATCTTGTACCACATTCAACACATATACCATCGTTCCATTTACTGCTACTGGTCCAATTAACACATGATTCCATTCCCAACCCGAGTAAAACGATCATACCAATAGCCGCAATTACGGTTACTATACAATTTTTCATTTAATCTATCTCCTTTCATTTCCTACATAATATGGACAATCGATACATTTTTCTGACGTATAATCAGTTTCTTCTGTTCCGCCAATCATGCCAGAGCACATGCCAAAAACTGCCACGCCTACATCTTCCATATAGGAACAACAATCATCGTATTTGGTTTTTAATCTACCGATAAAGATAGTACCAGCGAATACAATGAATAAGATAAGTAATTTCGTAATCATCTTTTGTTATCTCCTCTGGTTCAGTACAATTTTATTGCTGCATTCAGGGCAGATGATGAATTTTCTAACCCATCGCCCAGTTAAAAAATCGTCTACCGGTTCCTGAATAACATCCTCATCCATATGGTAGCTCAGTAATGCATTACATTTACTACATCTAATCTGTCTACGCGTTCCATGTTCAATAACTTTAATTGCCATTTCATTTACCTCCTACCTGTCCAAAAATCTCCAAATTTTAATCTCTTTTGCAATGCTGTAGTTAACTGCCATTATGCATAATCCTGCAAATCCAATGATGAATAAAAATACAAATATGCCATGCCAGAACTCATGATCGCAAAATATCATACCGATTAATCCAATAAAAAAGAGCACTGCCAAAAAGACAATGCCTACTATTAATTCATTCATTTTGTTTGTTTACCTCTTTCTTTTAATTCTTTCATACTTATTTATCGATCCATCTCCTAGTCGGCTCTTTTGTTCAGCGATCTCGGACGCATTATTCATGGCATCGGTATACCCTTTGCTATATCCCTCGCGATACCCGAGATCATATCCTTGCCGGTAATAATTTGAGTAAGAAGTAGCTGTGGCCTCACACTCAAAAATATTAATACCTTTTTCTCTCATGTGTCGTACCAGCTGAAGCGCTGCACATAATTCTTTCTTATCGACAATGATATCGTACGTTTGTAATCCGAAGTTGCATAATGTTTGAAATATAAAATTCTCTTCCGTCTCTTGGACAGTGTTTGTTACCCCCGGTTCTTCTTTTGTAATCTTCTCTGATGACATTGAACGTTTCATCCTCCTTATTCCGCTTGATTAATGCGTGTTAAACAAAAAAAAGAAAGGGCCTGCGATTTTTCAACCACAAGTCCTTTCAGACAATTTGTTTCTTTATGCTTCGATGTCTTTCTGAGTATCCTCAATTAAATCGTCAAGTTTCCGCAAAGCAGTTTCTTTATCTCCTTTGTTCAACAACTCACGAATTTCTTTCAGACTTCTCAAGAGTTTTCGACTAAAAGCTACGAATTCTTTCATGTTGTCTTCCATTTACCTGCCTCCTTTAGCAAGCCCTTTCTATAATAGTAAGGACTGATATATAGTTTATTATACATCTTCCTTCCATAAGATACTATGTTTATCTGGTGAATATTTACTGTATATCGGATTTCTTCTTTTATAGTCGTCCCTTACAATAATGAATATCCGATCGTCCTTGTTTTGCTTATGTAATTTATTGCACCGAACCCATATGTCCTTTACATAATCTGGTAAACTCATCCACCATAGATGCAAACGTGGCAACTTACCGCTTCCTCTAGGTAAAAGTATGTTAGGTGGCCAGTTATTATATACGGCCATCCTATTTCTCCTCCTTGATTGACTTATCATATTTTTCGATATCTACTAACACGCTGGATATTCTTCGGTCACAAAGATATTTTATAACGACATCTAAAGCATGGTTATAATCTTCATTAGTAACCTCCGGCAGTTTTCGTGATAAATTTTCAATATCCCACGGATGAATTAATACTTCACCATCTTTATTGGGCGAAGCGTATTTGTTTGCTGCTTCAATTATTAAGAATTCTGCCATTTCTCTATTCCTCCCGAGCCAACCCCACAAATTCCACACGCTCCTCTGCAAGAGACACAAAATATCTTTTGCCTTGATAGTTGATATAGTCTCCTTCGTATTTAGTATTCTTATCTGGCTCTGATGCATATGCCAGAATGTTGATCTTAGTTGTCTTGTTCATTTGTTTTGTATTCCTCCCATCCAATTGGCAAAGTGAATAAATGATTACAGTACGGGCATGACACATTCATTCTATGTGTTTTTGAGTCTTTGATTGGATAAAAACAGTCAAACACAAACCCCTTCTCGCAGGACGGGCAACGTGTTCTGTAGTAAATATTTGGTTTACTACTCGGTCTCTTCTCATTCTTCGAAACCAATGTATCAGCAATTTTCTTCAAACTGCTGTCAATCCCTTTCAATGCTCTCAAAATATCCTGTTCGTATCTGTCATGTGTTGGCATTTTCTTCATCCTCCTGTTTTGTCAATTTATTGAGTAGCTCATTAATTACGTTTTCTTTAGCTACTATTACCTCAGCATCGTCGCAAAGTGTATCGCGCAAACGGCTATTGCCGATCATTACACTATGATATCTATCCTCAAGCTCGCTATAAGTCTTTCGCATCACACTAACGATGAATCCGAACACAATAAATTCAGCAATAGCCATAGCCGATAAAGCAATTATCAGAATTTCATATACAGCCATAAAGTATTCTCCCTTTCGATTTGTTATTTTCCTCAATACATCTCTTTTAAACGCTCATTATCTCTGTCAAATATAAATATACTGTCAGTTAATGCGTCATTTTTTATGCTTTCCTCCCGGTTGCAATCATGTACAATATTTTTTATGTCATACACGCTCATTTGCGGATCAGAAACAACCATTATCTCGTCCTGACTGCTAGCTATAAATATCACATTTCTGTGAGAATCTTCGCACACCTCTTCGCAAATATCTTCTAGCATTACTGCATCACATAAATAAAAAGTGCCATATTTATAATATGATGTAGTAACAACATATAGCGGAATAATATCTCCAAACGGTACAATCGATAAACCCATTATGTCGTTGATAATATCATCAATCCTTCTTATGACCGGCGTACCCATATTGTGAATCGCCAATTCTTGAAGCGTTGGCTGATAAATCTCAAATCGGTCGATTAAGTATTCATTAATTTCAAGATATGCAAAACCGTCCAATCCGTAAGGTATCTTGAACGCATACATTTTACTAATATCTGTGAAAAATGGATCGAGTCCCTCTACATAAGGTTTAGTTGCATAATCAATCTTATCATCTCGAACCAATTTACCAACAACGTAATCTCCAATATCTGCCTGTTTCTCTAACCAGTTCAGAAACACATCAATATTAATATTTTTAGCCATAGATATTCTCTCCTTTCGATTTGTGTGTAATAATATCTACTCCCTCTCCTCAAAATTTACTGGTTTTCGTGAATGTAAATTACAAGGCTCAGTAAGACAATCATTGCATGGATCCTCAACATCTTTTTTATCCTTGTGTTTACATATGTTACAGTATTTGAAAAAATCAACCTCTTTGTATTCGTACTCCAAAATATCACTCTCCTTTCCGACATACAACCAGCATTATGATGGCCGCCAAAATTAAAAATGCAACGAATCCATCGTTCAATGGTATCACCTCCTAAAAACAAAAGACCCAATGTAATATACACTGAGTCTTTTTAATCACTTAAAATATGAATTCATCACATATTTCTTAAGTTTTTCTATAACTTCGTATGTCGCATAATCTGTCGTATATCCGTTCAACATCTTTTCACTAAATCTGTTGATATAAACCTCAAAATCCAAACCATCTCTTCTTGTGATTTGGATATAAAGTTCATCATCATCAGTTACTTTCACATAGATGTGTCCGTATATCCTCTCTTTTAATTTCGCATACAAAGCCATAGAAAAATCATAACCATATTGTGTCATGCTATTTACACTCCTTTCATTATAGGGAGTGTTTGTCTCGTGAGCGCAACAGTTGCCTTGCCTTATTCAAAGCCCACTCATCATTTATTGGTAAATTGAATCCGGTCGATGCATCCCAATCTTTAAAATATTCAGCGTATTCCACTTCAGCAGCTGTCTCCGGATAATTCTCCTGAAGCACTTTTAATTCGTTAGCCCACTGACTCCACTGAGCATCGGAAATAATGTTGTCGTTCAGGATATAATAAATAGCTGAGTGAACGATCATCTGCAATCTACGCTGCTTAATTTTTTCAGCTACCGTCATTGAATTTATCACCTACAAATTTTCCTTCATTAAATTTCTTTTTTCTACTGATAGCCCTAGATATAGCGTTATCAATACTGCTTCTCGATTTCAAATGGTAATAGTACAAATCAATGAATTTAGTATTCATCCGATCTATTCTACCTGCAGCCTGCTCCATTACTTTATAACTGTAGTTCTGAGAATAAAATATTATAGTATCTGTCTCAATACAATTCCAACCTTCGCAACCGGCAGTGTACTGAACCAAATATATCCATCTGTCAGACCTCGGGATAGCTTGATGCGCATGTCCAGACCACTCGGCTATTTCGTACCCTATGTATTCATCATCGCAGAATAGATGAAGCAACATTTCCCGCTCATAATCGAAGTTATAAAATATAATAGCTTTAGGGGTTCTCTCTAAGATTTCCATAAGAGCAACAATACGTGAATCGTCTTCACTTACAATTCTCCTAAGGACATAGCATAACCCAGCTGCTTGTTCAATTGGTTCATTTTTGAACGGATCCCATCTGAGCTTTATAGCTTCTTTATACTTACGAATATCATAACCGACAAATATATCTTCATCATGACGCACGGTTGCACGCTTGAAATCCATGTCTACGAGCACACGGTTTCTCAATCGTACTAATCGATTAGTGTTGATGTATTTATCAATCTGAGGCCATTTGGTAAATCTGGAATATACGATATGCTCCCTGCCAAATTCAGTTCTGTTTTTATAAAAACCATTAGCAAGAAAAACTGGAATATAATCACTCCAAGTGTCTCCTGCAGTTGCAGATAGAATAATCCAATCGTTATGCTTTACGATCTTTAGAAATGTTTTAACCCATACGCCGGTGCCGGTCACCTTATCCTCGTCAAATATAAAGAAAGCATCCTTAATATCTGCATATTTTTTAATATTATTCCAACTATCAATAATAACCTGAAGCTTCTTATATAATGTAGCTTTCGGATTGGTAGATATGCAGTAATTCGCCAGTTCCCCCTCCCATTCGAGTGAATCACGTTTCATTGCGGTCGTGATAATATACAGATCTTTAGGGTTTTTCATCCGGACATACTTTTCACCATTATAGCTTCCGCCTTGTTCTTTGAAGTAGTAATATAATCCGGTTCTACTTTTACCAGATCCGACGCCGCCATTGAGAATACAGCCGTTATGCATTTTTTTAACTGCATCTGCTTGATAGTCTCGTAGAAATGTATTAGTTTTCTTAGGCATTCACTTTACTCCGCATCGTAAATCGTATCACTAGTTCTTAAAACGGTAATATCAGTAACAACGATACGTCGGTCTTGTAAGATGTGATATTTTACATATGAGTTGAATGCCTCATTCAGTTCATTTTTATCTCCAGAACGAATAGTCAGAAAAGCTTCATCTTGATATTTCGTATCATTATCATCTTCAAATGACACAGAAACTCTTCCGTATTTTCCATTACTCAGGTTTCCGGCCCATCCGTTACCCATGTCGAAATAATCTTTCACCGGCCCAGGATTTTTGATAGGTGTTATTACTGCTAAGAGTCTCCCATCTCCATATATATCAATGGTTTTATCTTCTTCCTGTTTTTCTGCTTTATATGGAACCCACTTTTTGAAAATATCATAGTAATGTCCAATATTACCGAAACATTTCTTAGAAATCGCCATTGCAAATCCTTTTTCCGGATCGTATTTCTCGCCGTTCTGAGTCTTCACAACTGTTTTAGTGTCATCAGCCCACATGACGATTGTTGCTGGATCATTAAATATAACTTTCTTGATTCCAAATTGCTCTCTCATCTTGGTATCAAAAAATGCATTTAAAGTGGCTTTAATATCAGTGTCAATATATGCTTTTCTTAATCCTGTAAAATCCATTTTAATATTCCTCCTGAATGATAAATTTTCTTCCAACCTCAACCCGATACACCTCATCAATGTCGTATGGTGTAATATCTGTTTTTGGTCCAAAACACGCCCATATGAATGTCATATCATTTAGCGATGCTCCCAACTCGGTGATATAATAGTCACTGATCACATTTTTAATAAATGTTGTGACAAGAATATCCCGACAATCAAACCGCAGCTCATCGATGTTTCTAAAACCCATTCTTGAAGCCACGTTCGCGTAAAAATGATTTAGATCCGTGTAGCATTCATCTCTAATAAGTTTCAAAACCATCAAATCACCCCCAGATTTCGGAAATGTTCAATATGCTCATTACGTGCAAATAAATATGCGTTCTGAATTGAAATATCAACCTTTGCAAAGCTTTCGGGAGTCCATCCAAAACAATTCAACACATCAGAATCTCCATCCCAGTTAATGGAATATTCATGGTTATCCATTTCGTAACGGAAGGCTGATTTAGCAAACTCTGGATCTTTCATTGCTTCATTAAGTTCTTTTGCGTGATTGATTGCCATATCTTTATATGCTTTAAAATCTCTTTTACAGATAATGTCCCCGCAATTATGAACGGTACAACATTCATCGATGGATTTGACAGAAAGCTTTTCAAGTGCTTCATTCAACTGTTTTTCATTAAAAGCAAACGCGATTGGAAAATTATTCACGTCTCTCAGATGTCGTTCTCTCATTTCCAGATATTCCTGCAGTTTAGTCATTCTGATTTTCCTCCTTCCATCTGAAAACCAATTGCACACAGCTCCAACATCTGCTTTGATTTCTGTACCATCTGTCATGGCATCCTCTCCTTTCGATTTGTAAAAAATATTAGAGCCTCAGCCGTTAAGCCAAGACTCTAATATTCTTTTAATATCTACCGCTGAAACGATCCTCTTCTTTCACTACGTACATCGTTTTAACGTAAGCGGTACGATGCGGCTCATTTCTTTTATTGGTGTCATATGGGACAATGTCAAGGTCAATCCGTTCGATATCAATTTTCTGAAGAATTCCTATTGACGACGAATTTAACAGTTCTTTGACGTCGCCATCTATCAAATAAATCTCCGGCCCAACTTCTTTCCCGTTCACCATACGGTATTTCAATTTTACTTTTAAGAACATTTTTAATTCATCATCATCGTTAATCGGTTCAATTACTTTCACGTTCCAGCCAACACCATATTCATTCAGATCATTTACCAATGCATCAGCAAATTCTCTATCTGAAAATTTCAATGTGAAATCTAATTCCCCTAAATTGTGAAATTCGTCAGGTTCATCACTGAAATGTCTGTTTACTATTGTGGCATCATCAATCTGTACAATTCTTCTTCCATATTTTCCTGTCGCTAAATTCCATTCCATAATTCTTAGTTTCCTTTCTTTTCTTGGATAAATTTTTTATAAAAATAAAAGAGCCTCAGCTGTTAAGCCAAGACTCTAATATTTAACTAATGTTTTAAACCAGATACTAGTACCATTATTTTCAATGGAATCGCTGCTGGCCATATAAATACGGTTACTATAGCGTCTATCATCACTGTTTCAATATCAAAACTGTCAAGATATTCATTTAATCCATCTTTTCCAATTCCAATTCTAAGTAATAATACGACCACTAAAAAGCCAGCCATACAAATGAGCTCAGTTACAATCCCAATCTTCAAATAAGCTAACATAATATAAATCCTCCTTTTATTCTTAGTCATTAAAGGAGCTGATTTCTACGCGTCTTTCTCTTTCTTTGTGATTACGCCATACTTCATGCCGGTACAAATCATGGCCGAATCACAAATTTTTGTGGTAATATACAATGCCGCAGACATACACATAACTTTCCAAATTTTACGAGTCAAATTAATCACTTCCTTCCTATTAATATGCTGTTATTCACATAGCCCATGGGAGCTCTTCTACTTCCGGTTCTGGTACTCTCATAAATGATGGGTCTGGAATATATGGATCATCTGATACAAACCACTCATAATCTCCGTATTTAGAGATCGTATCTACCGCATCGTTTAACAATTTATCATAGAACCGGTAATCAACATTATCTTCCAGATGCATATCACGAACCTGCTCTGATTCTAACCAACGATATCCAGTCGATCCTGGAGCAGCATATCGCTTACCCTCATTCACACGATAAAGAATACCGCCTTTACATCCAGACATGATAGGCGTAAACTGTCCGACCCGTCCAACAAATACTAATGAATGACCTTTATCAATTTCTGGTTGAAGTTCCGTAGCTTCACGCTCAAAATCTGTATCGGCAATCTTACCTTTCTTATACATCTCCTCAAGTTTTGACATTCTCTTTTCTTCGGCTGACACATCCGGCAAATCCTCGTTCATGTCCAAATATAATTCACCCTTGGTTGTAGAGAATGTCTCACACAAATCCTCAAATTCTACCGATTCATGACTGAAGCATTTCTTGAAAATATATGGCACTGCAAACTGTTTACCCGTCGCAGTCCATTCTCCACCATGGTCAGCATTATCGCCAGGGACATAACCATACAAAGCTTTACATTCTTCTGGATCCTTGTATTTGGCAATGTAAACTGCATCATTCACCAGACACATTCTGTCGTAGGTCGCCTCATGCTCAAATGTATAACCGTATTTCTTACCAAAGTCCATAACAAACTGAATAATCTCAGGTGTTGCATCTGGAATCTTGATGGAATCCGTCTTAATATGAGCGACAGTAAATCCACGTTTACGAACCTCATAACGAAGATCGAGCATGAATAATGCGCCACGTTTTGCGACAATATTATCAATGTTACGTTTGTCACGGAATGCATTATCAAAGCCAGCAGAAGTAAGACCATATACGGAATTAATAGCTGTCTTCAATGCATTTGCTAATTCCTTAGCTGTCATCTCTCCATCAATTACTCTCTGAATATGTTTGGTAAGTTTACCGTCCAGCATGTTATTAACCTCATCCCATGCCTTATGCTTAATAGATACACGTCCCCATACAATATCACGATACGCTCTTGTATAACGAACGCCGAACAGACACTCAGCAATAGTTGTTGATGGGTGCATAGAAGCAATATCCAACAAAGCAACATTACCGTACATACCTGGCAATCCCTCAGCAAATCCGCCTTCGCCTACTTCTTCTCCACGATATATAGACTTCGCTTTTCCTTTTGCAAATTGGTCAAATTTATATCCTGGAAAATATGGGAGTAAGCTCCGAGCTTCGCCATGCCGCTGAGCCATCATTTCTGGACAAGATTCTTTAAGAAAATCAATTGTTTCAGGATCCAGTTCCATAACCGGCTTGGATAAATCTCGGTAATGAAATTCTCCCTGAGGATTTTTATTGTTGCCAAATATAATTCTGGTGGTCAGAGTATTTGTGGTATCATTCAATGTCATACCGGCTAAGTCTGCCAGAATCTCTCTAGCTGTGAAATCGCTTTGAAGTGCATCAAATACAGCTTCGGTAGAAATGACATCATTGTCACAATATTCGGCAACAGTCTTCCATTTTTCTTCCGGCACAGGTTGATCCCACGGTAGCCCAAGTTCTAAATGGTGAATGCCAAGTTTGATTTCCCACTTCTTTAAAGACATCTTATTCCCAGCTGATGCAAAATCATAAATATCAGTATATGAAAGATTATATGCCTCTCTGAAAAATCCTTCATGCTTCGTAATAATCTTCTGGGATAATTTATACAGCTGCATGTTATCGTAGCCCATCAATCTTGCATAAAGCATATGGTTATCGTATTTGCGGTTATTAAACCCAATTAATCTATGCTGAATAAGACCTTCAATATCTTCTGGCGATGGATTTATCATTCTGATTACCGGATTTTCTTTACCTTGAAATTTCCAGTTTACAAGAAATAAGTTCGGAAATACCTCAACATCAAAGAATACAATTTTTTTATCGCCCTCATCTACACTTTCGCTGGCATTCTCCGACTTGTAATGCAGATCGCTGGCAAGTCCAAGACAATATTGAGCATGATTGGTGCTATGCATGGCAAAACCTACAATTGCATTACTCATGTCAGACACATCATATGAAATACCGCTTTCATACGCATCATCCAGAACTTTCTTGATAAAATCCATGTTCGGTTTTGTACCAGGATGAATCTCTTTCCGCAAACATTTTTCTATAGTGGTCCTCAACCCTTTTTCGGTTGGTATAACGTCTGTTCTTAGCACTTTTTCCTCCTTAATAGGCAATCCAGAACTGATTGTCGCTATTGGAAGATCGTTGCACTTTGTGAGTTTGCGTCTAAGGGAACTGTTTCCAGTGAACACCTTAATCTCAATATCTGGTGCAAATACTCGGCTAAGTCGTTCTGGATCGCCTGTATAAATATAATGAAGATGAATTCCAGCTCCACTTTTACTCAATTCAGCATATGTGGCTGGCCATTTAGAAGCTTCCTCCAAATTCTTCTCAAATGATTTCTGTCCATCTTCACCCTTAATATCAAAATCAATTACTATGTGATTCGCAGGAACCTTGACATAATGAAGTCTCGATGTGTCAATTGATTCAAGTGTGGTTCTGACTTCGTCCCATGGCTTTCTGGGAGTTCCACTGTCGCTAGCGTATTGAGCTGGATAAGTTCTTCCGTACTTATCAAATACGGATTCGATCCCGCTATTGAAATGAAGCCATGGAGTCTCTGCATCTCTAAATCCTCGTTCAGATTCTCCTGTTCCTCTTGTGTCATCTTTCTTATCCTCCTCTTTTTTCTTCTTTGTGTGGCTGCTGAATATCTCTGTTTTAAAGCCTTTAAAATATCCAAATGTTTTACCATCCCCGTCACCATCAGTATCAAAAGTGCTGTCAAAATCCCAGAAATAGTTCTTTAATTCCTCTTTGAAGTTCCTCTGCGATAACGGAAACGGTACTTTAGCTTCTTCGCAATATGTTTTATATCTTTCCCAAGCAGATCTAAGAGATGTTCCATCTTCTCGTTTAAACACGTGATAGGAGTCAATAACATAGTTGTAGAAATCATTGGAAGCTCCTAACATTGCAATCGGAACGTAAGTATCATACGCACCCGGATCTTCCAAATATACATCTCTGCAATGGCACGCGATGCCACCAAGTTCAAACGGTACCTCTCGCATGGCTTTTATGTATTCTTTAACGCCCAGTTTATTTCCGGATGGAGTAACATCGATCAATCTTCGAATAAGACCAGATTTACCATCTGTAATCTTTACTGGCTTGTTCGTACCCATAAGCAAAAATGCATTGAACTTATTTGAATATGTAGACTTAAATTTCTCATTTACCGTCATAAGTTCATGCGAAACCAAGCTATTCAATCTTGTATTATCCTCAATCTTTGACAGGTCGCCATCATGTTGGATAGCCACAAGTGGATTGGTTTTAAAAGCTTCTAAAGCAAAAGAGTTACTAGCCGAGCCCAATGCTTTCGCATCAAACACCGAATAGTAACCCTCAAATAACATTTGGATAATATTTAAAATTGTTGATTTACCAGTACCAGCAGCTCCATAAAACACCATGAACTTCTGTAATGTCTTAGAAGCTCCGGTAACGATAGCCCCGATGCCCCACTCAATCTTGTGGCGCTCGCCTTCAGAATATAAAGTGGAGATAAGTTTCTCGTATGCATCTATATTCGTAGGTTCCAGTGGATAATTGAGTTTTTTACTTGCGTAATCTTCCTTAGTCGTTTCCACATTAGAGAATATCAATGTTTCGTCAAGTGGATGAAAATTATCTCTAAGCTGCTTTTGGCAATACTTGTGCCACGAGTCGATCGAACCAGAATCAGAATCCCACATATATAACGGAATAAGAGAATCGGTTGTCTTCTCTCTGTAGTCAGCAACAAATTTTTTGATCTCACGGTCTACAATCCTGACTACTTCTTGTTCATCTGTGGACCACAAATGCTTCTCTTCGTCCCAAATAGCATAAAAATCTCCGCCTCGAATCATTAAATCTGTACTTCGATTATTAATGATAAATTTGGGATATATTTCAACCACACCCTGCTTTTTGGTTCGGGTCGCGATTTTAAAAAAATCCATATTACATCAATTTATCTCCTCTCATGAAATTGTGTCTAGGTACCATAAAAGCTGCACCCAGATTTCAACGTTACGCAAGTCGTCCTTACTTCCATGGATTGTAAACAAACCGCCATGACCATCTGGTTCGTAATCGTTCCTCATAAATTGATTCAGTATGAGCCGAACATATCTACGATCGTAATTATCATCTGTCATAGAAGATAATCCAAGACTTGCTACCATTTGCCAAAACCATTGTTTGGTCCGGTTTCCCTTTTGCGGATTATCCATGATGGTTTCCTCACAGCGTAAGGCCAGTGCAATCATCATTTCAAGCATTGAGCATGTCTCTGGTAATGCGGCTTCGACATCCTCATAGCGATATCTTTTCAAATCAGAAAACCGGTAACGAAGCCCTAATCCGTCACCGGCTCTATTACTATCCATTGGAAGTGCTGGATCATACTCTCTGTGATATAACGCATCCAATAGGTAGCCATATGAAATATCGCGTATATGCTTATCGACGATGGAACGTAACCACTTATAATATTCGTCGTTAATATCCATAGGCTACCTCCTGTTTAAAGCATATCTCTATAGTTAGAGTCATCCTTGAGAATCTCGAAGTCCGTTTCAAGCTCCTCATTTCTGACGTATACTGTATCTTCTTCGTATTCACCGAAATGATCTAATGATTCCTCGCCGACAATCTCATCAACATTTGTGATCACATTATCGTATTCATCCGCCAGAACGCCATCAGCGTATAATGTCAATGTCTGTGTTTTAAAATCATTAGTGTCAAATTCATCAGGCGAAATCACCTGTGGTGTATAAACTTCTACCACTTCTTTCTCAACCTCCTTTTGTATTTTCGAATAGTTAGTGTAGCCGGATGCCATTTCGCGATACTGATTAACCTCTTCTTTTGTCGGTTCTGGTTCCGTATCGCCTTCGGTTGACTCTTCCAGCTTTTTCATTTTCTTTGCATAAACTTCTTTTACAGATGCGATTTCTTCCTCCGCAATCTGTTCATATTTTGTTTTTAATACTCGTCCAGTAACAATCGTTCCAAGCGCTGCACCTGCTAAAAACATCAATAAATTTTTACATGTATTCATCTTCTTCATACTCCTTATATAGCGTTGTCATGTCGTTCTCTTTATCATCGGGTTTCAATGTTATGGCAGTTATTGCGAGCCCACCGAAAAATAGCGATAGACTCAAAAATACACCGCCTGTAATATGTCGCTTCTTACTTGTGCTCAGTGACATTTGCAACATGTATAGCATCCTTTCGATTTTATCCATACCGCTCAACCCCTTTGTAATATGGCGATTCCTCCCATGAAGAATATGCTTGCTAAGGTGACAAATACAAATGCATGTTTTCTCATCGATTTAATCCTCCTTTTCATACACTCTCACGTAATCGACGGGGCTATCCCAAGACTCAGTACAACTCGAAATATCCCCATCACGCATTGCAGATCGGTTCAAATTGTCCCAATCTATTACAAATTCGGACATACAACCATTATGTTTTGTAACAATGTTAGCTCCATCTGTGTCATTGTCATCTTTTTGATCGGCGAGGATGCATGGAATGACTGTTCCGTTCTTTAATATCAGATCAAACCATGCCCCAATCTCCGATGTAAAATATGATCCAATGGCAACACAATATCGTCCATCCACTTGTCGAATACCAAATTTTCCTGTGTAAGCTTCAGTATTCTGCAGTATATACTGAGCCGAGCTACGGTCTGTGATCATATTGTAATCCATGAATGATTTGTATCCGGACGTCTCCGGAGCATCATAATCAATATACGCACAAGAATCGCCGGAGATATATTTTTTACATATATATCCGATTTGTCCATGATAATCAACAGATACCCATTCATTATCATATTCTGTGTATTCAATTTCTGTATTGAAAATATAAGTATCTAAGATGTTGGATTCGACAGATGGTTCAGACCGAACATTGACCGATGTAGATGTATATCCGATACATGTGGATTTTGGGATTTGAATTGCAAGTAATGATATTCCGGTATGCGCAGCCGTTTTTGTATTTACTGAAACAACCTCTCGAGAAATGTTATATTTTTCAGATATATTAACTGGCTGGCACATACAAAAGCTTAATGCCGCGACTAAAATAAAGGCTTTAACTTTTCGAAATATCATACGTTACTCTCTTTCTTGTTATAAATATAAATCTTACCGCCGATTCTGCAACCTTTAATTTTACCGAGCAGGTATAATGTCCGGACTGTAGAAATACCAGTATTCATTTTTACTGCCGCCTCCTCAAGCGTAAGTAAGCCAGGTAAATTAACTGTATCACCACTGAATATTTCCTCACTTTCCAGATTGTTTTCTAAAATATAAATAATCAATTCTCTTCCAGTCATAAAATGGATCCTCCTTTGATAAAAACTTTTTACTTTCGATCGATGAGATCTCTATATATATTTCCTGATGCTGTGGTATTCAGACCTGCCATTCACATCATATTAACAATCGGTCCATCCACATTGAAATCAAGAATGATATTACGCTCATAGCCATTGATAAAATTCTCTTTGGCTTTGTACATATCATCAAAAATACCAAAGTCGACGAAATTGTCGCCAATGGCATTATCGTCTCGATAAATCCATCCAACAACCTGTCCTTCTGCTGTACGCGGGAAACCAAGAGCCTCATATGCATCATTCAGGAATAAGAAACCATCTCGTTTCAGCTGATCATTTAACTGAGACTGGATGCTTTTAAGAACCCACATATTGTGACTTGGGTCTTTGGTCCAACCATTGCAACCCTCGGCGTATACTCTTGCATATCCGCTGAATCGTTCCGGATCGTATACGTTGTATGTAGATTTCACGGTTTTCTCTTTGCCATCTTCGTCTTTGACTTTTTCTTTTACAACCTCCGCATGAGTATCAAATCGAAGCTCCTGATCCAGATCTTTACCGAATTTGTCAACCACACGTTTACGATAATCCTTGAACGCTTTGTCTACTGACGCGTATGCTGCAGCGAGTCCAAGATTTCTCTTTCTGATAATATTGTGAGATGCCAGAATTGACATTACAGATAATGTTCCCATTGCTACCGCCGGTCCGTATAATTTGATAAGTTTAACCATTGTCTGCGCACGAATAATCATACGGTCTTTCTTTGCGTCAGCTGGAGTATACTCTTCATGAAGATTCTCCGGATGCTCTTCTGCTTCGTTTACAGCTGCAATGTCGTCTTTATGAGATTCCATAATGTCGTTCAGTTTTGTAGATGCTTTACAAGCCATTACAGCTCCGGTCACACCTAAAACAATACCGGAGACCAAAAGAATCTCCGGGCTGTATTTCATAGTTTTCAATTTTACTTTTCCAAGTGATCTTGTCATTTTATTCATAATATTAGCTTTCATTTTATTCTGTCTCCTCATATTCTACTTTGTATACATAATCCACGCTATCTGGTGCACAGCCAAACTCCGGACAAAGCGATAACCACAATTCTTCTAACTCTGACATGCTGCTCGCCGTCAGTTCTGTTTCGGCTCCATCATTGAAACCAATTCCATATGTCATCGGCTTTTCGGTTTCAACCACGATGTTTTTACCTGCTCTTTTAATATTCATTATTCGTTCTCTCTTTCATCTAATCTTACTGCCGCCGGCATTTTAATAACCCATTTACCGAACTCTGAAAGGCTTATAACCCGTTCGTATTCAAATTCGCCTAAATCATCCCATCCGTATTTCTGGTCGATATATCTTGGATCTGGTTCACCGCATATACAAAAATAATCACTAACCGAGCATGAACCATATTTTTTGATAATGTTCTGTACTCTAAGCCACGTACGAACGGCGTCCGACAAACTGTTGAATTCCATATCTATTACATCCATAAAATTTTCACGTTTTTTCGCTTTCAAATCTTCTTCGTCGCCTTTTGGATCGTGCACGCCACCAAATTTACCAATATGACAAAGGTGTTCTTCTTCCTGTCCATCAACAGGCTTATTCATATACTGCGCGAAGCTGTCGTAATCAAATTTACTCTGAATTTCTCCACCGAGAGCTGCATAACCACAAATATCAATCCAGTTATCGTCTTTATACACTCCTCCAGCATTACGAGCTACTTTAAGTAACACCATCATGTTTGCTACATCAACAGATGAAATATCATGGTTCAGATACACGCTCCATAACTGAGCAATACGATCAAAGCTATCCTCCGGTTTGCCGTATGTGCCCTCACGATCTCCATTAATGATTTCCTCTGCCTTGTTTAAAATCTCTTTTCTGTTCATACTAATTTCTCCTTTCGATTTGTATATAAATTATTTAATTGGTACCACTTTCGGGAAACGAATCATGTAATCTCCGCCATGAACACGGATAATATCGGCATTACGGAGATTTTTCCATCCGTAGTTATTGTCTGTGTAATTACCAGTAATTCCTACAAGCTCGTATAAATCTGCCACTGTAGCTGAACCATAATCATCGATTATCGCGTCAAGACTATCTAATACATCCTCTGCTTCTCCACGACTCTCGAGTAATATATCATCGAACTCATACACTGATCTTCTTGTGTAACTGCGATCATCTCTTCTGGAATTATCTGAATATGATCTATACGACACGTAGCTTGAATTTGGTCTATTATTGCCTCCACGATTTCCTTTCGGTTTTGTATCACCAAAGAACATGATATTAATCCCATCCCAGACAATATCCAGAACAGTGTTTTTGATAGCTGGGACCAAAATATCCATAACCGTATGCTCCATTACTCCACCAGAATTCTCAGATACAAACGCATCCGTAAATTTAGAAGCTTTTGTTTTCTTTCTGGTTTTTACTTTTCCGGTTACAACTTTTTCAACTTTTTTCTTTTCAACATTCTCTTCTTTTTCAATCTCTTTGGATCTGTGAGAATTAGCTGGAAGATTATTGATATCCATATTTTTCTCCTTTACGCTTCCATAATTGTCAATTTCCCGGGCAATGTGATTCTTGAATCGGCTGTACGCTTCGCCCATTTCTTAAACTGATACGCCAGATTGCTACGCGCCTTTTTCTCGGACGATGCTGTGGTTTCCCCCTGCCATCTATTTGAAATACACTTATCGAACTCCATCACCGGTCCATCGTATCTATATACCGCCATACGTTACCTCCAAAATAAAAAGAGACATACCTTGTTACAGGTATGCCCCTCAGCCTAGAATATAATTATTCTACTGGACTCTCGTCAACATCTTCCACAGTGCAGTAGCTGTCAACTACATTTTCGTCATAATCGTAGTTGCCTCCATTTGATTTTCTTGAACCTAAAGCATATCCAAGAATTCCAAGAGTTACACCAGCAACTACCATACCGATAGTTTTACCGTGTTTCTTGAATCCTGCTTTTGCCTTATCAAGTTTGCTCATTTCAGCAACTTCATTTACTTCTACAGTTTCCATTTCTACTACTTTTTCGTTATCTGACATTGTTATGTCCTCCTTTATAATAATTTTTACATTCTATCATTAAAGACGTTGAAATTTTCGCGTTACATAAGTTTTGAGAAATCATATCTCGGAGCTACAGTGTAATCCATAACAAGACTAGGTGTTCCATCTTCACCGACAATAGAATCAAATGACACCTCGATCAATCCCTCATCCAGATTCCATCCAAGTTCGTCACTGATCTTTGTATGGGGAATGCCTAACTCATCATACAAATCAGATAAAGAGACGTACATGTCATATGTCATTGTACGGTTGAGCTTGTTAACAGCAGCTTCGATTTTATTTTTATTTGATGAAAACGGATAATTTGAAATAACATCAATACATTTATAATCTCCATTCCCAATAACAATTGTTTTAGTAGCCGGTTCTTTTTTAACAACCCGTTTTGCTTTATCTTCTTTAGCTTTCTGATTGATCACACGCTCTTTTTCCTCGCCAATCTCTTCAACAACTCTGCGTCGATAGTCGAATAAAGCTTCTTTTGACAAATTACAAGCCGTGGCCAGAGCTGCTTTCTGTCTGAGATTGATGGAATTTGCACCAATCAGGCAAGTGATAGATAATCCGCCTAAAATAAATGATGGTATGTACGGTTTCCATGCCGCCATAAAAATATCTTTTTTGGTGAATTCCTCATCATTTTCCTCAGCAATCTCAGCCGCTTCATCAATTAGTCTCAAAGCTTTTGGAGTTGCCGTTACTGCGGATATAGTAGCCCCAATTCCAAGCCCTATCCCTACTGCCGTAAGAAGTGCTGGACTGTTTTTGCTAATTCCTGTTCTAATGTTACCAATAAAATTTGTCATATTATCAGTTCCTTTCTACGCTAAATTTATTGATTGATAATTAAAAGTGTTCCAAATCGTCTTAATACCTGTTTTGTTACCACATGAAATATAAATCGGTTCGTTATTAACGGTTTGAATATCAACGGTTCTATTGAAACTATCGATACTTATGACCGTACAATGGACACCTGCATTTCTTTTACAATGTCCATTTAATACGATTTCGTCTCCGATTTTTAATTTGTCGAACTCAGCCATTGTCATTTTGTGTTTCCTCCCTTGAAAAATATAAAAGGAAGAGACCTAAGCCTCCTCCTGTTCTTTCTGAGTAAGATACTCTTCTACTTTTTCGTCAATCTGCTTCTCTGCACGATTCTCTGAAATCACACCAATCACAATCGCTGCGAGTGCATTGATCGCCACGATAGCAAATTTACTCCAATCTGTTTTCTTCATAGTATCTATGTCCTCCTTTCATTAAGGTGTTTGAAATTTTGCGAATTATCATATGCTAAGATTCATTTCTAACCATTTTTCATAAATACCAAGTTCTAATAAAATCTCAGGAAGAGGCTTTCTCTCCTCAGGATTATCGCTAAGTTTATTGTTGCATTCAATTGTAGACATACCGGTATTGCTTTCGAACACGAATGGATATCCAAGCGCAAACAGGATTGTATGTATGGTAGTTTTACCAGTACAAGCTGGACCAGTAAGCATTATGTTTCTATTCATTTTTACGGCGTGTATCAATTTTGCAGTTTCCGCTTCGCCGATTCTTTCAACTAAATATTTTTTGATTTCTGGTGTTATATTAACGTCCATCGCTTTTCCTCCTTTTTGCGAATTAAAACATATCAATATCTGGATATGGAGTCTGCATGATTTCAATAATATAAAATTCTGTACCATCTTCAAGATGTGCTTTTCGATGATTGAAATCAATCCAGAATTCGCCTTCATCCATTGGAGCCCAACCCATGCGATTGTCATCATCCGACGGTTTTAATCCAAGAAATTCATACCATTCGTTTACTGTTTGAAAACCGTACAGAATATAATTCCGATTAGTATGGTACTCGGCCTCCAGAACGGCTTCTAAAGTCGACTCAAAGAAACGCTCGGATAGTTGTTCGTAGAATAATAGTTTAGGCCCACATAAACTTTCGTTCTCAGACAAACTTACAACGCTATATGCACCAACAGCTTTTATATAAGGCGGCTCCGCTTTCTCAATGGCTAAAGATTCGATAATCCGATCATGTGCTTCCTGACCCCAACGATAACCGTATAACTCTTTGAGTTTGCGCTTATAATCTTTGTGTGACTGATCTAAGAGCATATATGCACTCATCAGTGACGCTTGAGATGCTTTGTTAAGGATGTTTGAACTCAGAATACAGAATATTGTCGCCGATCCTGTTAAGATTACCGGAATATAAACTGGAATCGCCACCTGCATTTTCTGCCAAATTGTAAGTTCATGATTCTCTCGCTCTTTAGCCTCATTGAGCAATCGTATGGCTTTTGGCGCTGCTCTGGCAGTTGTTATAACGGTTGCTACCACTCCAACTGCTCCAGCTATAGCCAATACCGTTGCAGAATTTCTCTGAATAAAAGCTTTATGTTTCATCGTGTTCTCCTTTCAATTTGTGTAAAACAAAAAGAGAAAAGCCATTGTTGACCTTTCTCTCTGTTGACTATTTTTTCTTTCTACTAATGAGCCACTTCATTAATAATACTATTAACACTATGCATACAATAACATCACCAAATATAATGATACCAGCCGCACCAAATACGCTAATAATCAGTACGGTAGCTACCACCAAAATAGTTAATATTGTTGCTAAAATTGTAAATAATATCATAACGATACCTCCTTTAATATTTTTCATCTAGTCATTAAAGGAAGTGTTTGACTCGCGAATACGATAAAAAGAAAGAGCCCTTGTTAGGACTCGATCTTGTTGATAAGCAATAATCTTCGATTCAAATCATTAAGTTTCGAATCAATCTGATCTAACATTTCTGCTTCGGCTTTAGTCACCTGCAAACCTGCATTTGCTAATTTGATCATGTTCTGCACCAATTTGAATGTGTTAGCATCCATATTCATAAATGCTTCTGTTCCAAACTGCTCCATAACGCAATCCATAGTTTCTTTACAAGTTGCTTCATACTCCTCAACTCTCTGTGTCATCATAATAAAATCCTCCTTTGATTTGTTTAATTTTATTGTTTCTCATTAAACAGATTGTTTATTACGCGAAAATAGTAGCAAAACTAGGATTCTATTTTTGAAGCTCTATATTCTGCAGTATGTTTAGCTACTCTTGATATAAATCGTGCTTTTTTTCGTTTGTCACTAGATAATAAATCTATGCAATCTTCGGCTGAAGCGTTGTAAGCTTTTAAAATACCTAACATCCGTCCTTTACCAAACGAATATCCCAATTCCATCGCTCCATATACGATACTTCCAATCACACAAACTTTAAGCATTTTGTTCATATTAAATTCCTCCTTGAAAAATAATTAGTTATCTAAATCAAATATTCCTTCTATCGAAACATGTTTCCCAACGCTCTCTTTTTATCGGTTTCATTTTCAAAGCCCACATAATCTGTCTGATTGTAACTGTTGGATACAGACCGTTTACACACTCGCCAGCTCTTTCATCAAAAAACTTCTTAAATCCAGGATGCAAATATAACTGGTCAGTAAGCCATGGATCTATTTCAGACCAGTAAGTACATTTGGTATCTGGCAAATATCGCTGCTGTATAACCGCCAATCCCATGTTGCCAATCAAATATAAAGTACATTTGCTGTACACCGGATGATCACATTCATACGTTTGACCGTAAGCTGTTGAAAATATCTTAGGTGGTTCGAAGTGGTATCTCATGACCCTAATATATCAGCAACACATAATACAAATTCCGGACAATCTGATTCTGCAAAGGTTTCAAGAAACAATTTAACCATGTCCGGATAATCTTTTATTGCTCGAATAGCAACTCGAACGTTTATTATTGCATCGTCCACGTCACCACTGTCAAATAGCAGATTCGCGACATAGAGTCTGCTTTTGCAAAAAGAAATATCATGGTTCTTTTTTAATTCGTAATCATTAAGTTTCATAGATATGTTCTCCTTTCGATTTGTGTGTTATAATCATAGAAACATCTATTGTGGACTGGAGGTGATACAATGCCAGAAAATAAACATACTTCTTATTCAAAATGTTTTAAAGGCAGTTCCTGCAAGAACCCTTTGTCTGAGCATTTGAAATTTGCAAAAGAGAATAAAAAGTTGACATATGTTGACTATACAAAATTCTCTAAAAAGTCATAAGAGGCCATCCCATCGGCTTCTTTTTTTTTTATTTGTCCCCAGTCCACAATAGATGTTTCTATGCAAAAAATGAAAGACACCAAGTTTCCTCAGTGCCCCCATTTAAAGTTACTTAAATTTGAGAATATCTCTCCATGCTGCTTTTCCAGCTGTTGTAGAGTTAATCTTATCATCTTCCCATTTCATGCTGATACATCCGAAGATGAATGCGCTAGCAACCGGCACAACAATCTTTACGCCATCAAGTACAAACCCTATAATTCGGTTTTTCTTACCCGTTTTCTGCTCTTCAATTCTAGCTTTCGCGGCTTCATCTTCAACCGCTGCTCTAAAATCAAGATCATTTTCAGCTTTTTCCAAATCCGCAATTTGTCTCTCGATAGTTCCAAGTCTGTCTGCACAAGCTCTATATGCATCCTTATCTTTGTACGGATCCATATCAGATAATAATTCCTGAGTAGATTCCCACTCTTCCAATAATTTTTCTTTGAAGCTCATAAACATATCCTCCTTTTCATTACTTCATAATAGAGCCTGTTATTTTGGCGAATCTGTTCGGTGTAATATAATTTTGTCAGCATCTTTGTCAACACAACCATTGAAATCAATATGTATCTTCCCATAGCCCGGAGCATCCTCAAGTTCTTCTACTGTGAATGTACCTTTTACTGAATGTTTAGAGGCTCTCTGATCAGCGACCATAATTCCCAAAAGGAATCCAGCGCCAAATAAACTTCCAAAGATTACAACTGTGAGCATCAATCCCTGTACCATTGCACTTCTCTCCTTTCTTTACTTGTATAAATATAAATGCTTTTCCAGTAACCTGCGTACGGAAAAATAAAAATGAAGAGAAACAGTACGGGGCTCGAACCCGTGACCTACGATTTTATTCGTCGCTCTACCCAACTGAGCTAACTGTCTTTCTCCTCATAAAGGGGGTTGTTTTCCTCGCGAAAAAAGAGAAAGTGCTAAATCTTTAATTCCTTCTCGCCTTTAGCATTTACGCAGTATAGTCAACTGCCTTTCTCTCATTAAAGAAAATGATTATTTCGCGAAAACAAAAAGAAGAGGCTTAGGCCTCCTCCTTACGATTCAATAACTTACGTTTCAAAGTTTTGAATTTCTCTTTGATTTTCTCCCATTTGAGCCAAATCCAGAATATAGTAAACACTATAAATGACGTAATAAGATATACCCACCAGTATTTCTTATTCCATTCACAATAAGGTTTCCATACTTTCTCATTGTACTCTTTCCAAGCTTTAATCATAATAAAATCCTCCTTTTGAATTTTGTTGTTATTCTCTCATTAAAGGAATTGTTTATTGTGCGAATATAAAAAGAAAAGAGGCTTACCAGGCCTCCCTTCTCAATAAAAATTTTTAACAAGTTACCTTAATAAATACCAAAAACCACAATACCAATCACTATCATAATGCATACGATATCGGTTGATAATATTTTAATGTTTTTCATATTTGTCACTCTCCTCTCTATTTCTCTCATTAAAGGAAATGTTTATTATGCGAAAAAATAAAAAGAAAAGGCCTAAGCCTCTTCCTTTTCAGATTCTGTAACCACAATCTTTTTCTCAACGCATAAGCATATTATGTCAATTACTGTCCACGCAATCACAAGTCCTATTACGCTAAAGATTATGACCTTCGCCACAAAATCAACTGTGTTTAAGACATTCGAATAATATCCTAATTTCCAGATTGATAAATCGTGTCCGTCTAAGCCCGTAATCCAATTCGTAATCGCAATTGTTAATTCGAAAAATAATTCTGTCATAATTCTCTCTCCTCGTATTTAAATAATATTGTTATTAACATTTCTGTCATTAAACACCATGTTTATTTCGCGAGTGAGAAAAAATAAAAAGAAAAGAGACCGAAGTCTCTAATCTATTGATACATTGCCAACATTTACTATTCTTTTAGATGTTTTCTTGAATAAACCTTTGCCTTTCTGTGTGTAAGTATATGAATCTCCATCATGATCGATGGTTATCTCGTAATTCTTACCTTCCATAAGATTGTAAACTTGAGAATCAAGTTCTTCTTTATCAGATGATAAATTATCATATCTTTGTGATAAGTAATAATTATCACATTATCAATGATCCATAGTCATCAGTTAAAGATTCTACTTCATTTTTTAAGTTTGCAATATTTGTCTGGTAATGATTTACTGTAACACCCATCATAATAGCTGCTCCACAAACTACTCCCATAACTGCAATAATCATTTTTTTCATAATATAATCTCCTTTAAATTAATAGTTTTGTTATTATTGTTTCATAAAGGAGCATGTTTATTTCGCGAAAATAAAAAGAGACCCACTCTGGATTGAGCAGGCCTCTGTGGAGATTATTTAATTTGCAACATCAATTAATCGTTTTGTGACTCTGGATTGAACATCCACGTAATATTTGAGTTCTTCATCGTTAAGATCGTCGTCACCAAGGTCTTCGTACTTCTGTGTGAAGTCAGCGTATTTTGTCATGTATGTAGTATAGTCTTTCATCATAGATGCAACATCGTTAGAATTGTTATATTTTTCCATAAAATCAGCGTATTCATTCATGAAAGATTCGTAACTATCAAGAAACTCTTTCACTTCTGGACGGATGCCAATTGAATCTGTCGACGTATCGGTTGATTGATCTACTGTTGAAGAATCCGTATTATTCTCCATGTCGCCGATAGTGTCTTCTGCAGGAGATGAAGAATTGTCAGATGAAGTAGAATCAACATTAGTAAAACCTAGTTGAATTCTAATCTCTTTATCGTCCTCTTTATAATCAATACCTAAATCGTACCCTGCCTCACTCTTTGCGTGATAATAGTTATCAAATTCTATAGAATCTACAGTATACCCGGCATCTTTGCACTGGCCAACATATTGATTATAATCGTCAAGAGATGCTTTATACCAGTTGATAACCAAAAGTGTATCGCTATTAATATCGACCTCTCCAGACGATATATTTGCAACTGGTATAGCTTTAGCCAATTCGCTTGTCGGCCACGTAAAGGTTGAAGTCTCTTGTTTAACATCGTCTTTCGCACCCCCACAACCAGCAAAAGTGCCAATAGCTAACATTCCACATAAAATCCCAACTAATAATCTTTTCATAATTTCTCCTCCGTAAATAAATGATTAAAATAATTATATTACAGTTACTATTAATTTGCAATGACAAAAGAAAAAGAGACCCTGTGTTAGGATCTCTCGTCGTCTCTCAGAAAGCCAATCGTCATTTTCTTTGAATCGTTAGATTTTTTAATCGTCTGTTTCTTGCATATGATTCTATAGTATTTACTGTTATGTAATCTCTCAAATAATATCTCTTCAATTATACTGAATATTATTTTTCCAGAAAACCAACCAATAGCTACTAAAAATCCAATCACAATCCAATTAATCATAATAATCTCTCCTTTCGTATTTACCCATTGTTTCTGTCATTAAACACGCTGTTCGTCTCGTGATAAAAAGAAAGAGCCCTCGTTAAGGCTCCTCCTCATCAAACCATCTTGAACCAAATATCAGCCCAATTCCAAAAATAGACATTAATACTAAATATGTTGCATCCATATTAACTATCATCGATAAAACGCCAATAGTAATACATAGAATCCCAAGTATTATATATTTCATTTTCCACTCCTTTCAAGCCATTTTTAGTTCCATAAAAGGAGCTGATTTCCACGCGTTTTCTATTTACTTTTGTAGTTTTGTATGATATATTGATATAGTAACCCACAACTGTTTTTTTTTTTTTTTTGAAAGAGGTGAGCTTTATGACAGACCTTGAAATTAACACATTTATTGAAACCATGGAAGAGTATGGCGATAGTTGGACCTATTCAGAGGTATTCGAATCTAAGTACGCTGATATGGATTTACAATCAGCAATTACCAATCGTCTGAATGAATGTTCCTGGTTATCTGACATCTTAGTAAAAGCATCTGGTCTGCTGTAAAAAGCAAAAGAGGTTGCCGTAGGTTTTTCTACGGTTTCCTCTCTCACCTCTTTGAGTTTAGAAATTACTTCTCTTTCTCGGATTTTCTAAACAAAGCATCAACGATCACTCGATCTGTATACTCATGATCTTTAATGATTTTAATAAGTTCGGCTTTAGTGTTTGGTCCCAAATCAAGCTGATTGATACGATTGAATGTCATATCATTCTGCCAGCTCAATAAGGTGTAAATCTCCTCTTTGCTTTTCTTACTAATCTTTTTCACAGTATACTCCCGTGATTTTTTTGCTGCTTTGAGTTGTTTCTGATCCATTTTATGAATCCTCCTTTCTTTTTACTCATTAAAGGACCTGATTGTTTCGCGAAAAAAGAAAAGGAGAAGCATAAGCCTCTCCCGTAAAAGTTATTCATAAAACTTTATGATAATTGAGTCGTCGGCTAATATCCTTTTAAGATTAACATCGGCACATGGACACAGCAATAAACGTCCATCGTTACCGCTATATCGCATGTTGCCAACCTTAAAATTATTAAGATTTTCACCTCGTTCGTCAATTGATGTTAAAAATTCTTCTCTTGTAATAACTTTTGCGTTCATAGTGTTACGCTCCTTTCTTTTTACTCATTAAAGGACCTGATTATTTCGCGAATCATTCTCTCATCTTATCCAACAACCAAAAGAATCTCCGGTATCGGTCATAATAAAAATCCTTGCTGCACGGGATATCACAACAAGTCTTTAAATATGTGTACGAATAACCAGCAGTCACGCCCTTTAACAAATATTCAAATATGTCCGGATCAGCATCTATAGCGGATTGTTCTATCATTCTCATTCGATCTGAAAAATATAATCGTTTTATCGCCGAATCACTAGTCCGGTCAGCCGTATTTTTTAACCTAGATTTGCTGAAATTTAAACTAGATAAAGAATCAACCCCAAGTAAAGCAGCATACTCATTTTTCCAATCCGGATATTGAAGGCAAAAATGCTTCAACTCAAAGTATCTGTGTTTTGGTATCCAATATGGATTCTTCTTAGATATCTCGGATCGCGTATAACTCACACTCTCTCCCCCTTCCATATAAATCCTGTTTCCTCATAAAGCTTATTCGGGGAAATATAATAATTTATTCTCCCGTATCGGCTGTCCATTTGTTTTAAATCCGTAACCCGTTCGCCATCTCTAGTTGCTGTGCCAATTGGAAGCCATCCGGATATAATTCCTGCCCTCACCCAGGATGCGTCCTTACCGTACACTCTTGCTGCTACTCTTACTGGAACGGATCCAGTTTCAAATATAAATTCATTCATTGGCTTTTGCCTCCTTTCAACGGCTATTCTAGGTTACTAATAGCATTTTGTTAAAACAACCTCAGTGGAAGAATATGGAAATATAAATGCATTTTTCTCTTCATTTCTCCATCGATGCATAGTCATTGAAGATGGAAAATCCTCAAAACCATATGTTTCCTCATCAATTAACCCTTCTATGACGCCGTGAATAATTTCAGATTCATACTGTTTATATGGTAAAATATCTTCTGGTAATTCTCTATGTATCTCGCCACAACTTGGACAAATATAACGATCCAACCAAATATGGTACTTCTTACCTCCCTTGCCCCTCACGACTCTTTTTACTCGATCATAATGTTTTACTTCTGTTCCGCATTTTTTACAAATTCGTTTCATACATGCCCTCTTTCGTTTTAATATTTCTGTCGGTGTACTAATTGACAATTTATACACCTATATGTTATATATGAAGCGTAACCGTAAATCAAATGGGAAAGGTTGGTAAAAATGTTAATAAAATGCAAAGAATGTGGTTTGCAAGTAAGTGATAAAGCAATAACGTGTCCTCACTGTGGTTTTCCGCTTCAACCAGATGCAGTATCTAAAAGATATACCAGAAAAAAGAATGGACGATTGAAACTACCAAATGGTTTTGGAAGGATTACAGAAATCAAAAATAAAAACCTGAGAAATAGATACAGAGTTATGGTCACTGTCGGAAAAGATAAAAATGGTAAGCCTATAGGAAAATTACTGAAGCCGCAAGCATATTTTCACACGTATAATGAAGCGTATGAAGCACTTGTCGAATATAATAAAAACCCATATGACCTTGACAAAAAAGGTATTACGATGCAGGAACTGTACGATAAATGGTCTGAAAGATATTTCAAAACATTAAAATCTGATAGCAGCAAACGTTCTATTCGATCCGCGTGGAGCTACTGTTCTATTTTGCATAAGACCAAAGTAATATCAGTAAACACTGGAATATTAAAAGAATGCATCGATAATGCTGAACGAACGGATAATGATGGCAATATGTTTGTGGCTTCAGCCGGCATAAAAAGTAGAATGAAGTCCGTATTTAATTTAATGTTTGATTACGCACTTGAGCATGAAATAATTAATCGGAATCCAGCAAGAGCCTTCGAAATATCAAAAGATGTTATTAAAACAATTGAGGAAGAAAAAGTGGATCATATAACATTCACCGATGATGAAATGAAAACTCTATGGAATCATCGATATGAAGGATATGTGGATATGGTATTGATTCAATGCTATGGGGGCTGGAGACCTCAAGAACTTGGATTGATAGAATTGAAAAATGTTGACTTAGAGAAAAATATTATCATTGGGGGTATGAAAACTGATTTTGGAACAGATAGGATTGTACCAATTCATCCAAAAATAAAAGAACTTGTTGTTAGAAGATATACCGAAGCTAAAGAACTCGGCAGCGAGTATTTGCTTAACACAACAGATGGTGCTAAGAAAAAAGACAGATTGAAATTAACATATGACAAATACAAGCATCGTTTTGAAAAGATAATAAAAGAATACGACATGAATCCAAAGCACAGGGCACACGATGGAAGAAAACAATTTATCACTATGTGTAAAAAATATAATGTTGATGAATACGCTTTGAAATACATCGTCGGTCATAAAATCACAGATATAACAGAACGCGTTTACACTGACCGTGATATAGAATGGTTAAAAGAAGAAATGAGTAAAGTAAAATAAGTGTACTAATGCGGTATACTAATAATGTATAAACAATGTACTAATATACCGCATTTTTGTACTTTTAACTACTCCATACTACTTCTTAGAAGTATTGATTTTGCTATATTTCTTAGAATTTGCCAGCCTTTGCTGCTTCCTCTACGGAAACAGGAAGTCTAGTGTTTATGCGGTTTTAGAGGTCGAAATGTACTAATAATATACGAACCGTCTACGTCTAATTAAGATTTATCGCGTTCAAAAAATAAAAGGGGTTGTCAATAACACGACTCCCCTTTTACTCCATTTTGACCTAATGCTTGATTAAATATTCATTTAACTCATCGCGTGTCTCTTTTAATTTATCAATTCCATTGCCCGTAATATCATGATTGATAATTACGAGCATACACCTGAGAAGCATCCTGTCAGAACCCTCCACGTTATTTAATCGTCTGTTGTCAGCATCAAGCAACTCCGAGTGTTTCTGTACAATAGCTTTCAAATCATCATTTGGTTTTCTTATTTCTTTGATGATTTTCCATACGCCCCATACGGCACCAATAAAAGAACAAATCCATAAGATCTGTCCCAAACTGATTGTAAATTCCGGCATCAAATATCTCCTTCAGTATTATTTTTATTTCCTTCGACGAATGCTTTGAATCCCTGATGAAGACCAGTTGCCGCGACGCCCATAAACGCGCCATAAATGACAGATTCAAATGAAATTCCCCCAACAATGCAGTTGGATACGGCGCCAATCACAGCAAGAATAACCGGGATGTCATCATTTGGAATCCATTTAAAAAAGCTTGCCTTCTTGATCAGATAACCGATAAGTAAGCAAGCCAGAGTTACGACAATCACAAAGTGATCCTGAAATAATGTTGCAAAATCCATAATTCATCTCTCCTTTTTTATAAAGTTGGTAATTTATTTTTATAAATAGACACTGTCAACTCTCCGGTATAAGAAAAATCCACAGCTCCATTTTGAGCATACCATACTCCACCATCGTAAATGACAAAGCCAGTGTAATTAAAATCTACAGCTCCGTTTCTAATAACCCACCAACCATTCTCGTTCTGTGCAAGACCGGTGTAATTAAAATCTACAGCTCCGTTCCTAATAACCCACCAACCATTCTCATTTTGAGCGACTGTATTTGCGGTAAAATCAACTTTTCCATTTTTCACATAGAACCAACCATTTATGTTCTGAGCAACGGTAGTTACACTAGTATCTATTTTTCCATCGGTATAATAATACCAGTTACCATCGCCAGCAACGCAATTCGCAAGTCCTGTGAAACCATTGGGTACGATGTCGTCTTCGATTGTCTTATTAAGAATAGCTTCAGCAAGTGCCTTAGCGATTCTCTTAGGACCGACACTCTGATACATATCGTAGTCATCTTTGTCGTCGACGAAACAAATTTCAAACAATAACGCCGGTGCTTTCGTATGATTAAGGACATATAAGTCTTTTCTCACAACTATACCGTTCCCATGGATTCTGAACCCAAGAGCTTTCATGTTAGCGATGGCGCGATCTGCGATTTCCTTCTTGCCTTTATTGGTACTACATACATGAATTTCAAAACCGCCTTGAACCCCATCGCCATTGTAATCATTTCTTCCAGAATTAAGATGGATTGAAAAATCATAGGTAGCTGACACCTGATTACACTTAGCGACAATTTTCTCAAGAACATCTCTCTGACTTGTTCCATTGTTACAAGTGCAATCCCTTGCTGTTGCTCCATTTTTTCTTAAATAATTAATAAGTTCGAACGTGATTAGACGATCCTCTTTTGATTCGTCTAAAAGACCTACCGCACCGCAAGCCACTCTGCCTGCCGGGTTATGTCCACCATGAACATTATAAATTGCCATTTTGATTCACCTCCTACGCATTGAAAAATTCAATGTAGCCATATGCTTTAAAACCAGTTCCCGTACAATTGAATAACGAAGTTACGCCAAGAGCTGTTACTGTTCTGAACGATACTTTTCCGCTGGTTGTAATCTCAACAAATCCTGGCCACCAAGAACCTTCACTGACATTCAATAACATAACCCATTGAAAGACGGAATTTCCTTTTGGTGGATAGGGACAGGTTGTATAATTACCAACGTAATCGCCATTCAGTTTTAACATTGTACGTTTACCATATTTATACCAGTTTCCGCTATGTGTTAATGTGAATTCATCATTAGGAATATCACGGTAATGAATGTCTCTACCACTAATCACCGGAACACTAGTCGATTTAGCATCATATGTGTCTGCGTTACCCCAATTATATAAACATTGCTTTATACCATTTACATAAAAACCTTCAGGGGCAGTGACGTTAAGTTTTGATCTTGAATTCAAGTTTATAGAATCACTAGAAATATCGGTTCCTAGTGGTGTAATGCGTAAAGTATTTTTTGCATTTGTTACTGTTCTTCCATCAACTATCGCTTTATCAGCGACCTCTACGATCACTCCATTTTGATCTGCGCTAACATTGTTTTGGGTGAAATAGGTATGACCGGCTCCAGAGTCAGTTACGTTGTTCGTGGTTAAATTGAAACCATCTGACGACACGGACATGTACGCATTCTTTCCGGCATCCGTTGTGTCTGTAGATTCAATGTCGACGGATTTTGCGGCTACGTTTCCTGCAAAGGTTCCTGTGGCGCCACTTATATCACCAGAGAAAGTAGTATTCCCTTTATCGTCCAGTTTGAAATTTTTTGTATCTACGGTTACATGTTCACCTTTCAATCTGAGTACAGCTCCGTCAAGTTCCAATTCAGCGTTCGTTTGATTCACTACATCACCTTTATTTACTTGGTCTTCTGGAGCAGGACTCCAATCAGTTGCAACATTACCTTTTTCGAGTTTTATCTTTTTAACATACACCGTAGCCGTATCTTGTCTCGTTAAAAAGGCAATTTTGGGTTTGTTTGTATTTTTTTTTACTATAAAGGTAGATGTGTAAAGCTTCCAATCTTTAGAGTCCAATCTAATAGACGCAAGAGGCATATTATTAGCGCTATCGTCTTTCACTTCTAGGTAAAGAATAGAATCGCATTTAGCATATAATGATAATGTGTATTCTTGATTGACTTCTAAATCAGCAAACTGAAAAATATAATTATTCCAACTATTACGTAAAGACGTATAATAAAATCCATCAGCATCTTTAACTAACGCTCCAGCAGTCCCACGAGACTCAAAAGGTGATTGAAATGTTTGCGTTGATAATAATAAATTCCTTCCGCCAACCTCAATCCCGTCAATTGAACTGCCGACAGAATACGAGGTTGAAGTGGAATCATCCGTATACGTCACAATGGTTCTTGTCCACAGATATGGATTACTTGGATCCGCTTGTGACGGTGATGACAGCCATGTGCCTGACGGAGCCGAAGTTGCACTGGTTCCGGTAAGATATGTTACGGAGGTTGACTTTATTCCTCGTCCTGCCGCTCCCGTTTCGCCTTTTACTCCTTGTGGCCCCTGTGCGCCTGTTGAACCTGTGGCTCCCGTCTTTGCCACTGCAAATGAGAACTTTTTGTTTATAGTAACATTATCTACTTCAACAGGAATGATTGCCTCACATGCGGAAGTAATCACTGCAGTCGTCATAAATTTAACAGTAGGTGAAACCGTATTATTATTCGTAACTGATGCAGTAATTCCAGGCGGGCATTTGATGTTTGCTGCTGTGATGCTTATTTTTTTACAAGGTGTCTCCCCACAAAATGCGACCACCTCGGTCGAGCATGAGGACCCAATTGGAGCACCTGCTGTATTTCCAATAAACGTGTACGCTTCGCTCGTCAACATTATAGAATATGCATCTGTAACATCAATTACAGTTGTCTGTGCTGAACCTTTGATGGCCATACTTATCCCTCCAGACTACAAGTATATGCAGCTGAACTATCGACATCATTAGCCGACACGGTTAAAGTTTTTGATGTCGCAATTGCTGTTGAGCTTCCCGTTTTATACCATTTGATTGACCCGAGTGATCCGCACACGCCAGCATCTGTGATTGACTGCTCAACACCGCCTTTGAAAACGTGAGCAGTAAGCACCGTCGAACCAGAATTATTCCGGAATACAGTTCCGTTACTTGCTGTAATTGTTACGGTAATAGCGTCTTTTCCAGCAGCTCCATCTTTTCCATTTTGACCATTCGTTCCTTTGTATGATACTGCATATGACGTAGTCTCTGTTCCATCAGAATATTTAACATATGTTTTTGTCCATAAATACTGACCATTGCTAACAGTAGGCACTTCAGCACCCCATCCTGATGTCGGCTTTGTTGTGCCAGAACTACTTACAGCATATGTCACAGAATTAGTTGTAACCTTCACAGATGTTCCATTGCTACCATTTGTACCCTGGTAGGAAACAGCGTATGAAGTTGTAGATTTTTCATCAGAATACTTTACAACTGTCTTTGTCCATAAGAAGTGTCCGGTTGATACTGCTGGAGGATTAGCAACCCATCCGGTTGACGGAGCGGTAGTTCCTGATGAACCAGGAGCATAAGTAACTTCAGTCGACAATACAGTTACAGAAGTTCCATTTTTTCCATTGCTTCCAGCTTTTGCTACTGCGAATGAAAATCTTTTGTTAATTGTAATTCCATCAACTGTTACAGGAATGATTGCTTCACAGGCCGCAGTTATAGTTTCAGTTGTGGTAAATGTAATTGTTGGCGCTGATGTACCGCTGTTTTCAACAGTAGCAGAAATGCCAGTCGGACAAGTAATACTTTTGGAATCCACTGTCACTGACGAACACTGGTTGCTTCCGCAATATGCTACTGCCTGCGTTGCACATTTGAGTCCGGCAGGAGCGCCTGATGTGTTCCCGACAAAAGTATATGCCTCGGATGTTAAAATGATATTATATGCGTCTGTAACGTCAATTACAGTTACCTGATTCGTTGCTTTTATTGCCATTTTGATTTTTCCTCCTTATTCTACGATCAAATCGCATGTGTAAATTCCTTTAGTATCTATATCGTTCGGACTAACTTTAAATTTGAATCCGCCTTCTAAGATTCTTTCGTCCTCCGGTGGCACCATAAGATATTCGTCAGAATCTTTTGTCTGGTATTTCCATTGCAGATATGCGCCATCACCGAATTCTGCTTTCATTGTCTGACTATCTGTGATTCTCTGTGTGCCTCGAAAAATGGTTATGGAAAACACTGTTGATACGTTAGTGTTTTTAAATACATTTCCTTGAGAAGACGCAATGTATAACAAAGTGGTCACTTCATCCGCTATTTCATCGATTTTCTTATCAACTTCTTTTACGTCGTTATTGCTAGCGGATGGAGAAGTAAGATTTCCCGTGACGGTTGCAGTATGGTTTTTCAGTAACACCATAACGCGATCCCCAACTCTTACATTTGTCGTGGTATTTACAGGGGTTATCCTGTCAGAACCATCCAATCGAACATAGATTTGGTCGTTGTACTGCACCGCTGTGCCATATAGAGTTTCTTCACTAGCTTTCTTTTCGTTGTTTTTGACCAGCTTCACAAAATCTGAAACAAGTTCGTTTGACAACGGCATGAAATCACCTCCATAGTTTTGCGGTATAAATTGCTTTTTCGCTTACCGGGCATCCGGGTTCACATTTTATAGTTTGGCTTATGATTTTGGCCTTGACGTCTTTTAATCCAGCTCTTTCATAATTTAATCGAACGCAATCGCCAACCTTTGTACCGCAATAAGCATGTGTGTAGCTAACTGTATATTCTACTGTCGATGTATTTCTCAGTAATCTGACAGCATATTCATCGACCATTTCTTGGGACGGAACTCCGGTTATGTCTGGATTAGTAACACGAGATATGATTTCTCTTCCACGATTGACAGTAGACAATGGACTATTTGGATCATCGTTCACAACTCTCGAATAATAATACAAATTGTTCTTTGAATACACCACTTCGATTACATTTGGGATTCCGTATATATCCTGATTCATAGTGACATCTGGATATAAAATTGAATCTTTATCATCAGCATACGTATATACCGGCTGTAAAGCAGCTAATTCCTGTATTGGAGAAAACATACTTTGTCCGTATTCATCCAATGTGATTTCATATTTTGCATTTGCCACAAGATCAGTTACGAAAGAAAGCCATGTGTCGCTGGGATTTGCAATGAAATCGTCGTATAACGTTTCATTATTACTTGTCCCAATGACAGGGCCTCGCATATGTTCTTTCATAAGGGTTTCTGCTTGTTTCAAAATGTTTGACTGCTTTGGAATATAATACCCCAAAGGTGGAGGATTTTCTTTCAACTCCAACAATGGGGTATACGCATCAATAGATGATGATTCACATTTTCCGTCAAATGAAAAAGATGGCGTCTGAACTAAATGGGTGCCAAGTGCAAATCTCTCTCGTACTCCATTTTGAATCGTTACCAAATAAGCGCGAACATAACATTCATCAATATCTCCAGTTACTTCGAATGTTGCTGATCCGAGTGTTTCCGATTTAGAATCTCTTGTAATCGAGCTCGATTTAACACAATCTATAACTTTTTTATCCTTCCAAGTGGCGGGATCAACCTTATAATACTCAAAAGTTTGTTGCATGGATTTAGTCCAATCTGGCATTATTAGATTCCTCCCTCTACCCTTGTAAGCTCAATCGTTACTGGTATCGTTACTTCACAGTGTGTTTGTCCAAATGATACTTTAATATTCGCCCAGTAGCCCGTCCCAGATGGTTCTCTAGCATACACATCCCCCATCCAATTCTGAAGTCTGCGTAACTGATACAAAGTCTCTGAATCGTCTTTAGCAATATCTACATTCCATGTGGAAGTAGTTCCAATCTGTGTACCATAGTACGCAACAGAATGCGAACGGCCGATGTACTCCACTAACGATACATCTGGACTATTGGATTCTGATACGTCAATATTATATGGAAGTATTAATTGAGACCCACATAAAATTGGAAAGATTAGTGGTGTCGGATTGTTTGTGTCGACATTGCTCCATGTTTCATTCCACTGAATAATAATAGCTTTACAATTTACCGGATATCCAGGTGGGTCATAATAACTTATCGCCCCAGTGTTTGTGTCGGTTGCGATTATCCTGTATCGAGCATAATCCAATGCTGGATGAGGATCTGTTACGTAGGTATTTGTCCCGTTCTGTATGCCATCCGCAAGCTTCAAATATGTTCCATCCGAATTATGGCGATATATAGATAATAAAACATTTTCTGGTAAATTGCCTTGTCTGTCATGCGCATATGGTCGAACATATGTACAGTAATAATTGGTGTCCAATCCGATCTCAGCATTCGGTTGGTATATTACATCCTCCCAATTTACAGATATGATCTGTGTAGCCGTAGCAGTTAATCCAGAATTCATAGAAACCATGCATGATACCGTATAAGATACACCATTTTTCAAATCAATGTCTTGAGCTGAAATTTCAACGTTCAAGGCTTCAGAGGTATCGAAAAAATGTTCATACACTTTTTCATTCATGCTAACCATTTTGACGTTACCAATTTGGTCAGTGGTTTCGTATCCAACATTGGCAGTTACACTTATGTAATAGCTAACTGGAGTCTGAGTCGCAGGCCCACCAGAAGCTGAAATATAAAACGGTAACTTTGTAAGTTTGATTACCGGGTTATTATTGCTATCTTTAACGCTCATTGCGACCGTTGCTGGTGCATATATGTCGACTTTTCGTTCAATTGACCAATCACCATATCCACCGGCGACACCGGCTGTTCGAACCCGCCATTTAATAACCGTTCCTTCCGTATAGGATGACGTATCAATCTTATAGAAGCTGGTCTTATCTTTTTCGTCCTCTTTCTCAGAATTTTTCTGACGAATAGTCGTGGTATTACCGTTTATCGTAAGTTCAATCTCAGCATAAGTTTGACTGGATCCATCTTTTGAATTGTGAACCCAGTATAATGTTAATTCGTCACCGACTGTCGCGGTAGTAGTTGAGGACCACGTGCTAGGAGCAGACGGAGCATAACCGAGAGCGACTACCCAACTACTTGTAGCTCGCCACTCGGATTCTCCTTGCTCGTTTACAGCCCGAACTGCAAAATAATAGGATTTTCCTGATTCCAAGCCAGTTAAAGTGTAGGTTGTTGTATCGATTCCAGTTACTTCAGTCGCTGAACTTGTCAACATGTTCTCTAACTTTGTGGAATACTGGATATCATAGGTTTTAGCTCCAATTGACGGCGTCCATGCTAAATGAATTGACGTTCGCGATATTGCTTTAAAATTTGTCAGCTTCTCAGGCGGTAGCGGTATCGGTGTTACTGCACTTGAAAAATCAGTGTAGGTACCGTATACTTGGAATGTACCGACCAGATTGATTGCGACACAACGAACTCTGTATTTTGCCCCAGCCGCAACCGTACACTTCCATTCAGCTCGGCCGGCAATCACATTTGCAACCCCCCAATAAACGTAATCGGTATCATTATAGACCTCAAACTTTATTTGATCGGTTCTTTCATCTGAAATATTTTCAACTGATGCAGTTAAAGTGTATTTATCAATTTTAACCGTTGGTACGGACGGGGTCTTTGGAAATGCCCCATCCAACCAAACTTCTTGAATCTTAAATTCACCATTCCAGTAAGCAACTTCAACGTCATTTACGACGTGCGTCAATGCGACTGGAGTAACGATAATCCTGATATGGTTTGTATTTGAAGGCGGATTATACGTGTCCCATGTTTCAGTTACATTTTTAGATCCGCCATCAAACCAAATTCCATCTCCAGTGTCATATTGCCACCATGCAACGTAATGATCGAGTGAATAAACATCCCCTTCTGGCAATCTCATGACGGGGTCAAACTCCCATGACGCAATATATGTATTTTCAGAGCCTGTTTGTGGTCTGATGTTAATATTCCATACGCTAGGCATTCCTATGACCTCCTATCGATTCTAATTGCTCTAACCAGGGTTTCTACTGCATCGGCAACATCACTTCCCTGGTCATACGTAATACCATTAATGTTGTATGAATTACGATCCATGTTACCGATATCTTTACCGAGTTTCTTAATAGCGGTTACAACATCGCCATTTGTTCCATTTTGACGTCGAGCAGCTCTCATTGTTCCAATAGCATTGAGATTTGCAGTAAGTCCGATTGAGTTGGCGGAATTAAGCATTGTACCTAGGGTTCCCATTCCTGACTGAACATTCGACAAGTCCAGAACTGGCGTAATGGTTGGAGCATTGCTCATGTCAGTGGACAAAACGGACGTCATCTTAGACAAAGCTGAACGAGCTGTCTCTACTGCTGATTGAGCCATACTTCTAGCTGAATCAGAAGAAACATGAGACATCTTTTCAATACCAACAGCCAAACCAGCCGGAACAAACGTACCGAGTTTAGTAAATACTTTGGATGGTGAATTAATGTCAAGTTCATCTTTTGCCGCTTTGTAAGCGTTTTTCGCCATTTGTCTTGCTTTTGCTTCTGCTTTGTAAGAGTTGGCAGATATGCCGGCTGCAAATCCAGAAACGAGATATGTGCCAGCTGTGTAGAAATCTGAATATTTACTTCTAATCTCATTTTTAGCTTTTGTAGCAACTCCTTGTGCTATGGAAGCAACATACCCTTTCTGACCTTTCATGCCATCAGCAAATTTCGTAATTAAAGCCTTTCCTGTAGATGTAAAAGTCTCGTAATTCTGTCGAATTGCTTTCGCCATTGCTGTGACCATAGATACAGCATTCGATGTAAGTGTACTTTTCTTTCCACTAAATCCTTTAGTGAGTGCGTCAGCCAGTTTCCCACCAACGGATTTGAATGTCGATGACTGCTTTCCGAATGCATCTGCAAATCCGCTGAAATCTGTTTTGGATAATGCACTAACAGATTTAACAAATGACCCAACACCGCTCGTATCTACTCCAGATGTACTTTTGATGAGATTCAGCAATTGGTTTGCTACTGATATAGAACCGCTTACTAAGTTAGGCGTAATGCTAGATACAGAACTTGAGTAATCGGACATAACGTCGCCAATGTCGGTTACTTTACTGAATCCTTCAATTCCAGAATAGTCCACATTTGTAAGCCGAGTTACAATACTAAGTAACGTACTCGCTGCATTAACAGATGTCTGAACATTCTCAACTTTAATTTTTGCAACTTCTGTGGAATACTGTGCCATCACAGTGCCAATATTCTTCACATCGTTGAAATTTGTGATTCCGTCACCGCTAACGTTTTCCGCATTTTGACTCAATTCGATCAATGCTTTGCCGATTTGAATAACCGCGTCAACATTACTTGTGTCAACGTCAGCGATTGTGCCACAGAAGCTTACCATCGATGTTCCGAATGTTGTAATATTGGTTCCAAAACCACTAAGCGACATTTGACTGTCGAATAAACCAGTTTCTGGAAGAGCGTTGCTAAGCTCAACCAGAAGATCTCCTGCATTCTTAGCTGCTTCCACTGCCTTAGTATCAATTTTGTTATCGCCAGATACAGATTGTGAAAACGCAACAATAGAACTTCCAAATGATTCAAGCTTTTCACCCCATTTAGATAAATCTTTTTGACCGATAAGCCACTGTAATGCGCCATCTGATGTTGGAAGATTGTCGTTCAACTCTGCAATGATTTGTCCGGCATTCTTAGCTGCTTCTATAGCTGTTGCGTCTATTACGCCTTCGCCAGATACCGTACTGGAGAATTTAACGATAGCTTCGCCAAAAGCCTCGATTTTATCGCCAAACGTTTCAAGGTCTTTTTCGCCAGTGAGCTTCTGAAGAATTCCACCTGTGTTTGGAAGTGCGTCGTTTAACTCAGCTAAAACCTTTCCACAGTTTGCTGCGGCTGTTACTGCAGATTCGTCCACGCAATCTTTTACGATGTTTGAAAATGCAACAATGTTATACGCAAAGCCTCTGATGTTTCCACCAAATGTTCCGAGATCAAGTTTCTCTCCGATAAGCTTCTGGAAAGCACCGCCAGTTCTAGGCATAGCTTTCTCGAGCTCGGCCAAAACTTTTCCGCAATTAGCAGCTGCCGTTACTGCGCCTTCATCGATGCCAACTACAGAATCTGAAAAACCTTTGATGGCTGTTCCGAATGTTGAGAGTTTATTTCCCCAGTCCGTCGGGTCTTGATTTCCAAATAAACCATTGCTGAGAAATTTAGAGAAATTATCTACGAACTCGGCTGCAGAAATAAGAAGCATAATCTCAGCTGCATTCTTGGCTCCGGCAAGAGCTCCGTCGTTAATTCCAGACAAATTGTTTGCGAAGTCAGCAATATTTTGTCCAATTTGTGGTAATCCAGATGTGGCCTCGACCGAGAATCCTTTAACGATGCCACCAAAGAATGAACCAAGAGCTTCGCCGATTGTCGTGAGAAGTGGGATTCCCTTATTCATGAATTCTTCAAGTTTAGGGAATTTGTCAGTCAATGCTCCAAGCGCAACAACGATTCCCGCAACAGCACCGATCAAAGCTGCAAGCGCACCAATACCAATAAATGCCGCTGCGCCCGTTGTACCAACAGCACTCAATATTACACAACATGCAGATAAGGACATCAACAATGTAGATAATGCAACTGCATTTCCTAATGCTGCTTTTGGGTCCATGTCTCTAAGCGTATAAATCATCTCCGCCACAGCAGCCATTACGCAAGCCATAAGAACAACACTAACTAATGCTGTAGCATTAATTGTTCCTCCCATTTTGAGGAGATTCATTGATGCGACGAGAGCCAACATTACAGCTGATAATCCAGCCGCAGCCGCTAATGACTGTTGCCATGGCAATTGAGCTAAGGTGTACATAACTGTTCCGATGAGCCCTAACATGACAATCATACTGACAATTCCGCCGGTATTACCCCTTTGAGCACTGAGATTTTTAGACGCCAATATCATCATGGTCATCATCCACATCACTGCACTCAATGACGCCGTTGCTGCAATAAGTTTATCTGTAGGTAATAGTGACAAAGCTACAACCGCTGCGGCTAGCAATCCAATCGCCACAACCATTGCAATTAATGATCGTGTTTGTTGTTTGGCTGCTGCTGCTTCCCTATTACCCATCATGGTTCCAGCTGCTTTCATCATGATTGACATGAATGTCATTAACGCCCCAACAGCAATGATTCCTTTAGCCAATGCACCAGTATCAATAAAACCTAGCAAAATACAAATTCCAGCAAGAATGCCGATAGCTACCGACATAGCAATAAGATTTGCTGACATTTTAGCGATTTGCTTATCTCTACTGATTCTGGATGCTAAATTTACCAATCCGACGAACGTCACAAACATTAGCATGAAAGCTATACCTTTTACTACATCTGCAGGATCCAATCTAGCTACCAGTTTGATGACACCAATCATTAACAGCATTGATACTGATATAGCTAATAAGATACCTCCGAGTTTTGCTGTACCGTTCCTACCTGATCGGGTCACTAGCGCTAATATTGCTACGAACCCAGCGAAACCAATCATAAATGCGATGCCTTTACCTATTTCGTCAGGGTTCAATCTGGATACTGCTTTCATTACAGCAACCATAAGAAGCATTGATACAGATATGGCAATCAGCGTTCGTCCGAGTTGAGCGATATGTCGTTCTTCTCTACTAGTGCCAAGTTTTGCAATAGCGGCGACAAATGCCGTGAATAAACCGACAAATGCAACTGCTTTCTTAACAGCGCCCGGATCATCGATTGTGCTCACGAGTTTTATTGCAACTGCCATAAGTAATAACGCAACCGAAAGCTGTTTCATAAGCGTGCCAATTGCGACAATATCTCTGAGAGATGTTTCTTTACTCATATTGTTGGCAACTACCATTACTGCAAGTATGGATGTCATAGCTGCGACAAGTCCTAACATTCCTCGATCAAATTGATCAGCATCAAGTTTACCAATCATTTTGATTGCGGAAGCCATGAGTAACGCCGCAACGCCTATAGCAATTATTCCAGTTTTAAGACCTTTGACGCTAAATTTACCAGTATTTTTATCGATGTTAGCAGAGGCAGTTCCGAATTTATCCATCAGAAAAGATGCTAGAACGATAACGCCAACAACTGCCGCAATGACACCAAATCCAGTCCAAAGCTTTTTCGGATCGAACTGAGCCAGTGTGATAACAAGCCCGCATACGATAGCTACGGACTCAAAGAATTTAAGAATTCCGTCCATTCGCAAATTGAACGCTTTGGCTTTCGCCAGTTTCTCCAAGCTCACTTTAAGCTGTCCAATAACTCCTGTGACGGCATCGAGAACACCTTTCGCGCCTTTCAGCACAGCTCCAACGCCTTCGAATGGTGCTGCAAATTTATCCAGGACATCAAGAATACGTTTACCTGTGTATGTGAGTCCGGCAATGATACCTAATGAAAGAATCTGTCTCCAAGGTAACTGCTGTAAGAAATTTTTAACATGCTCACCAAGCTCGGCAAGTGCGTCAGTTACTTTATATTTACCATCGCGAATACCATTCACCAATCCAGCAATTGTGTTCTGACCGATTGCATACGTTTCGGTTGATGGAGAATGAATTCCTAATACTCCTTTGATAGCTGTAAGTAATGCTTCTCCAATTTTAATGAATATTTCTGGAATGACATGTGCATTCTCTTCAATGCCATTCTTAAATCCCTCGATCAGATTCTTAGCAATCTCACCGAATTTAAGTTGTTTCAGCTTGTCAGCAATTTTGTCAAGTTTTGTGAACTCTGCAAATTTCTCGAGCAAATTCTTAATGTTTTTGCCTATGTTTTTGAAATCGACATTCTTGAGAGCTTTTCCGAAATTCTTGATCGGGCTAGAGTCTTTGGTATACGAGATAAATTTCTTAATTGCTTCCGCCGCAGTTTTTACAGCATCCCCAACTTTATCAAAGGCTTTGTCTATACCACCTTCATCGACAAGTTTCACTTTTAGTTCTGAAAGTTTGTCGCCGAGATTTGCAGTCAAATCTAAAATGCTTTTATTCGAACCGGATGGATTGAACGAATTATATAAAGAAGAAACACCTTTAGCGACATGCTTTACTGCGCTCCCCACAACATTGCCAACAATACTGATTACTGAAAATACGCCTTTGAATGTGCGTTTCAGTTTATCAGCGGTGCTGTCACTCATCTTCAGTTTTGTAGTGAGTTTATGGAATCCGGCAATAAGATTGTACAAAATGCCATCTGTATCTTTTGGTTTGAATGTTTCTTTAAACGCTTGTCCGATAGACTGAAAGATTTTTACAAGATTGCTTCCAATATTTTTAAATGAATCAAGAATGAGAAATTTGGCACTGAGCTGATCGACATTACTCATAAGGTCTTTTATTGGAATACCGGTTTTCTCCGCCTGTTTTTTCAATTCTTTAAACGATTCGATCTCATCCTCAGTAAACCCAACATTTGCCAGTTCTGCATCTGACATTTTCAAAAGCTGATCGATAACGTCGCCCTGCGTATCAATTAATCCATTTTGACTTTCCTGGAAGTCTGTCGCATGTCTCACGCTACTTCCAAGTTTTTCATTGACAAGATTCTGAACATAAGCCCAATCATATCCAGCCTCTGTTAATTTCTGCCATCGTACTGGTGCGTTACCGAAGTCACCATTGATTACCTTATCGACTACATCCCCAAGATCCTGTGTAGCTCTTTTCGCTGCCTCAGTAGCCTCAACTACGCGGTTAATAGCGTCTGATGCTTTCTGGAATTTGCTGTTGTTGAATAAGCTTTTGAATTTATTCATGATTCCAGAGATATCAATTTTTGATACCAGACCTGCAAACTTTTCGATGATCTTACCAATCTTACCACTTAACGTTTTGGCGAGCGGAGTTGTGATTTTTCTGATGTCGTTGATTTTCTCTCGAACAGCGTTTAGGAATTTTACAATTGGTCCGTTCTGAGCAACAAGCGGAGATACAAAATCTGCACCTATTTTAGCAAGAGCCGATTTGACATTCGCAAATGCGCCATTCATCGATTCGTTTGCTTTCTTTGAGCCCTCGCCGAACGCTTGATACATTGCATCGGAGAACATCTGGAACGAAATCTGCCCTTTCGACACCATATCACGGACCTCGGCCTCAGTCTTACCAAGAGCCTCTCCAAGGGTTGCTGCTGCGTTCATTCCTCGACCAGAGAGCTGTAATAAATCGTTACCCATAAGTCGTCCCTGACCAGAGATCTGCGCAAAGATTCGACCGATGTCCTCATATGAACTGTTTGTCATTGCAGCAACACCAGCAACTGCCTGTAAAGAATGTTGCATCTGCTCTCCAGCTTGCATACCTGATGCCGCCAACTGTGACGCAATCGTAGCCGCTGCGTCCATGCCATATGCCGTACCATCCACCGCGGACTGTACGTTTTCCATAACAGCGGCAACTTTTTCAGAATCTTTTAAGAGAACACCAAGCTGGAATCTGGCATTCTCAATTTTCATAGCTCTGTTAATACCGCCGGTTTTAATGCCATTAATCACAAAGCCATTAAGTTTTTTAACGAACCCCATAGCAGAATTTGTGAGGTTGTTAATCACACTCATACCAACAACGCCTGTGGTTGAGAAGCGCTTCTCTAATACAGAGAGGCTATCTGCCATTTTCTGAAAAGAAACATTCTGCGCAGATTTATTTATTTCTTCAAGAGACTTGCCTGCCCCTTTCAGATTTAATTTTTGCTTAAGTTTGTCCAATGTAGACATACTTGTAGCAACATTTTTTTCGAAATTTTGGTTATCAAACCGCATCTCGACAACGCGTTCGTCGACTTGTTTACTCATAAGCTAGTAATCTCCTTCCACGCATCAGATGCTAATTTATCAAATATAGGACGTACCGCGGGATTGATGTAGTCTCTTCCTTCTACCCATCCTCCAGTGCCAGTTCCATGACCGTACTGAAGAATTATGGCAATTGGCACGCCCTCATTAATGTTCGAATTTAAAAAATTTAATGATACAACTCCATTTTGACGTTCAATCTCATAAGTCCATGACTCAGCAGTTTTACCGCTATCTTTTGGAGTTGCTGAGGAGAGTGCTTCTACGCCAGCTTTCCCATACTTATCTAAGATGCCGATTTTCACAGTTTCTTTAAGTCTTTCAAAGTAACGCGACAACTTCTTAAAATCTCCATGTTGTGTAAAACTAACCATTGATTATCCTTTCGAGTTGAACTTCTTACGATTTGCTGCGTTAATAGCTGCATACTTATTAACAAGTTCTCTTTGACTGTGTTTCTTTCTCTTCTCCGGCGGAGTATTATCTTTCTCGCAAACTCGGATAAGAGTCAACAAACTCTCCAGATGCCACTTTGCATACTCTGGTGGAATGTTCAGTGATATCATCCAACTGTAAATATTTTCGGCTGTAATGATCTGCCTACGACCTTGACCTTTCTCTTTTTCAGGTGGAACTGCAGTCATCGGATTTTTAATGTATTCCTGTATCTGAGCCATGTTCTGCTCGGTAAATCTGTGATACACTTCTTCTGGAACTTTCTGGTTCACAACCATGCAACGTATATAATCAATCGCTTCTTCTTCTGTCTTTTCAGTTGTTGACAAAAAGGGTTTGTGCCATCGCTGCTCCCATTTGTGGAGAGAAAGTAGAGAATGCTCCAATTTCAACTCGTAGTCATGGCCGAGCTTTCTGTAGACGAATTCCTCTTTTTCAGAGTCCCAATCCTCCTCTTCATATGCCGGAACGATAATAGATAGCATTCTCTAGTCCTCCTATTGTTTTATGCCTGTGCTAAAGCACTCGGAAGCAGATCAGATGCCATCTGCTGTACTGCTTCTTTTGATACCTGCTTTCCATTTGGAATGATTCCGTTGATGAATTCACTGGCAGCAACATCGTCAGTTACTAAATCCATAAACAGTTTGTTGTATGCTTCTGTCTGAGAAAATGCCTCGGAAAGCTCTTTGGATTTAACGAAGCGTCTTCCGTCCAATGACTTCTCGCCATAAGATTTGAGAATGATGTCTTTGAATGTTTTCATGATGGTCGCGCCATCCTGAGCAGAAATGATACGTTTGATCATCTCCTCAAAACCTCCCGGTGTGGATACAGACATTTCTGTAATCTCCGCCTCAGACAGATTAAAATAAAAGTCCTCTTTTCTCGGGTTTCCGTAGTAATCCTCAAATTCAATAGTTTTCTTTAACATAATATTTAATCTCCTTTCGTCTTAAAAAGAAAAGAACCCCATCGTGTAGACAGGGTTCTCCATTTTGATTTTTACGCTGCTTTTGCCTGCTCGATCAGTGTTTTAAGTTCATTTGGCAATGGTAAACGTGCCTCTGCTTTGTCACTACCATACAGAACATCTTCAAGCGCTTTCATAACCTGTGCTCCAGCTTTAACAGAGTTAATTGTCACGGTAGCTGTTGGTTTCTTACCTGCAACATCGACTGGTGTTGTGGATACAGACCAGGACATTGTCATTCCTTCCGGAGATTCATTCTTAGAGTTATGTGCCTCTTCGGCCGGGGCTGCTAATCCGCCATACACGAGATGGAGCTCATAACCGTAATCCTCACCATCCGTATCATTACCAAGAGTTGTTTTGTAGCACAGACCAAATTTCTGTCTTGTCTGCTGTCCGATGGAAACACCCTCAGCAAGTTCAGCTTCACCATTACATGGCTTGAACTCATCTGGATACATATAAGCTTCGATTGTTGCTGCGTAGGTCTCAGCTGAAAGAATGTCAAGATATTTAATATCGTCAGCATACATTGCGGTTGGTTCAGCTCCAGAAGGGCTCTCTGTGATAGCTGTGATTCCGTTCCATGCGACTCCTTTAGGATATGCTCCAGCAGTCATGGGATAAAGAGCACACTGTTTTACACCAGTTTCATAGTGTCGTTCACCAGTCTGGTCCCAAACAAGTTTTTCAGGCATTTATTTTACCTCCTTAAAAATATAGTGATATTGTGTCATGATAGAGATTATCGGCTTTATATGGGCGATCGTAATATGAATATGGGAATTTTAATATCTTATCAATCGCTGAGTTAAATGGCCTCTTATCAATGACTGTGATTTCATACCGTCTTTTTTTCATATATTCTTGGTCATCTGCATGTTTTCTGCTCATGCCAGACATACTATATATGATGGCGGGGTATGTCAGTTTCAAACTCTCTGGGGGCTGATAGTATACATTTTTACTGCCTAAAGCTTCTTCGAGTTTAGCTTGTAATTCTAATCGGCTACCCATTGTATACACCTCCTAGAGATAAAATTAGCCGAGGGTGTTGTGGTTCAATCTTTATGACTTTCCACTTCGTACCCTCGACTTCAACATAAGCAATATGGGAACAATTCTGATAGGCGTACTGATCGGCGACAATGCTGACGGTTCCAGAAATAACTAAATCATCATTAATCCCCCCGGAGTTCTGATTCTGCCAAGCGAAACCAGAATAATCTCCAAAGTATTCTCTGGCGACATCCTGTTCTTCACCAACGTATAATCCAGGCTCTACTTCTTCAGTAACCGTATACCCAACTTTGCCGTACCATCTTGCCATTTTGAATTTTCCTCCGGATCTTACTCAGATTTCACTGTTGCAAGTTTTGCGGTTGTTGCTGCAGATGAATCAGCGGTTACGTATGTAACAGTGGCAACATTCTTAGCCACAGAACAGCTAACAGTTTTGTACTCATTGCCTGAGGCGTCAACTACCAGCAAACCTTTAATGAATGCATCGTGCAGCTCACCACAAGATACTTTTGTTTTACAATCTTTCTCGAGATATGCGTAACCATCAGTTTTTGCATAAACTTTACGGATTGCTACACGATCATCATCTGCGTTCTGATATACTTTTTCAATCATGTCTTTTCTCCTTTATACGTCATTTCTAGTCTTTAAGCAGCTACTGCGCTGACCGGCTCCTCTAACGCAATTGCAGCATATGGAAGAACCAATCCTCCAGACAGTCTGGTCTCAAGCATGTATTTGTACTTATTAAAGTCAATGTCAAAGTCTTCGAATTTAGTGATTTCCCCGCCTTTGGCAGACCCAAACTGATAATCAGACAGATTTACGAACAGACCAAGAAGTTTCTTGTCTTTATCGGTTGTGTCATCGTGACGAGTTACGCCATCAAACTGCTCTACTGTATGAATTGCATTTACATTCAAAGCTGCTGCCAGATCTGTTTTAGAGTCATAGATTCTACGACCATTGAGATCTCTTGCCAGAAGCATTACGTTCAACAGATGCGGTGTACAGAACAGATCAAGACTGCCAGATCCTTTATATTTCTCTCTTGAGTACAGAGCTGCAGTGATGATTGCTTCAGCATAAATATAATTCTCACCGAAGTTTGCGCCTGTGTTTGTACCCTGAAGTTCTTTCTTAGCAGCTGCGATATCAACATCCTGATGAATGCAATACAGATCATCATCATGGTAAATTGAGTGGACGTGTGCTTCGTGGATTTTATCTTCATCACCCTCGTCACGTCCATCCCCAATGAGTGCCGCCAACGCAAGCGTTTCATTCATTGTATGACGCATCTGAGTAAGCTGGTATCCTGCTGCGTCGAAATCGGTAATATCAAGAATGTCGTCACGGTGCATATCAGATTTGATATAGATTGTCTGCGGATCAAAAGAACGGCCGAGCAAAGTAATCTGAGCCATGTTCTTTTTGTAATCACCTTTTCTCTGATAACCTTTAGCTTTCAGGTCAGCGATTCTAGCATCGGCGAATCTGGTTCTTACTCTTGCGAATGGTGATTTATGAATCTTACCGATAACATAATCAACCCATGTCTGATCACGCTCAAGGGTATCCGGAGCGCCCTTTTTCAGAAGCTCATATTCCGGGAATAATTTACCAACCGTTTCCTCAGAAAAAATACTGTGGGATAAGGAATTGTTCTGTTCATCAAAAATTTCCATAGCAGTACGAAGACTTCCTACACCGGACTGTTTTGCCAGTTTCACGATCTCCATCTCGTCAGCGTGTGTAAGAACACCGCCATCTTCCATTTTCGGATCGTTATCGAATACATTATGTTTCATTTCGTTATCATCTCCTTTATCATTATTTTCAGCACCAGCATCTTCCAGTGCCATTCCAACAATTGCGTCAACAGCATCGCGCTGCTCCTGATTCATGGTGCCAAGAATGTCTGCAATTGTTTTTTCTTTGTTTTCATCTGCCATTTTCTGGTCTCCTTTTTCTTTTTTCTCTGGCTCATCAGAGTGGAAAAGTTCAAACTCTTCGCCACTGTAAATGACAGCTTCTTCTTCGGAAAATTCTCCGTGCGAAAGTACAGGCTGAATTGATGCTCCAGGATTCGCACCAGCCAGCACTAGACTTACCTCACGAATATTTCCGTGCATAACATTTTTTCCTGCTTCTTTAAGCTGATTTGCAAAGATTGAAAAAGCTGTAATGTCTCCATGTTTAACTAATTTTTTCGCGTTCTGCCCGGTTTCGGTGTCATTGAATTTAACAAACGTAAACACACCATTACCTTTATTTTCAAGCAGAGCGTGACCAAGTACAGCATCCACGCTGGTGTGGTCGTGATTCCAAACTAATGGGACAATCTGGCCATCATTGTCTTTAAACGCATCTGGCATAATTGTTCTTCCGTCAGAGCATTTAATGTTCGCTTTGGTGGCCCAACCACAACAGTCGTAATCTTTTTTACTAACCATTTTGATTTTCACCCTCTTCGTATTCATAGCCTTCTGGCGATGACTGATTTTGGTCTGCCGGCTGACTAATGTTATTATTTACAAGTTGATCTGCCATTGGATCTGCTGACGGCTTCATACCGATTACCTGTCTCAATTCATTAGAGGTCATGATACAGTTACGGGTTAATTTGTCCGCGATCTCAGCAATATTACTAATAGGAACCAGTTTGAATGGATCCTGAAAGTGCATGATTGTCTGCCCCTGTGTTCGAGCAGTTTTTGTCAGGAATTTTCGTTTCATTTCGTCAACAATTGCTGATACGATTGGTTCAATAGTTCGGTTCATATAGTTCAGCATTGTCTTTTCATCTGCTGTACCGTCCATAACCTCCTGTGTTATACCAAGCTGGCTGTACACAAGGTTTGTCCAATATTCGACCTGTTTAAGAAGATTGTTCTCGACTGAGCGATTGAGCTGAATTATTTTTTCTGTTCCGTCAGCATATGCAACTCCATACTTGGAGTTGGACAGCTGTTCTTCCAAAGCTTCTCTTCGTTCCTCTGCAAGTTTTCTTTTAGATTCCGAACGTGTAGTATAGGGCAACTGAATAATCAAATCTAACTTGTTCGATGCCGTTTGTTCATCTGTCACATCTAATAAAGCCAACTTTCTTTTCAGTCGCTGCAACGTCGAGTTCGGTTCATTGATTACTTCATACAGAGGGTTTTCAACAATTCCAACCATTCTTTTAGGAAACCAACGTTCCTCTTTTTCGCCAGTAGCGTCATTGTATAATCTCACGTAAACATGTTTGGGTTTCCATTCCAGAATTTTGCCAGTTCTCATAGACTCAATATCAAATGAATCACTGATCAAAGGATCGTCGCCGTATGTATCTACTGGAACAATGGCAACTACGCCCTCGTCTAACATCGAAAGAACAACATCCTGAATAAATGCTCTTGGAGTCTGATCACAATTCGCTTCCAGTGTTAAACACGAATTCAATCGGGAAACTTTTTCTTCCACAAATCTTCCATCACTATCAATTTTGCAGTGTTTGATATCGATCTGCGCTACGTCTAATGAAATTCGATTGAAGATTGATGTGATAATTGACTTCTCATTACCTCTACTTAATCTAGCTTTATCTGGACGAAAAGAATAACCGGAGCCTGACACTCCGTAAGAGTATGTCGGGTCCCGGTTAAGAAACGCATTCCAGGCATGTTTCAGCCTGTTTCCAATATTTAATTCCATTTTGAATTCCTACTTCCTCTCTACGCTACAATACTTTCAATTCCGTATGCGATGGCACAATCGTGTTCGATGATGCATCCACGGGCATTGTTCCAGCCTGGAGCAAAATAGGCCACGTCTGCATCTGCAAGTAATTCAAGTGATTTTCCAAGAAACCACAGTGGTTTTGCACCGACTGGTGCGCTCTGAAAAAAGGAATCAATCACTTCTACTGGCTCTCCCACCAGTTCAGATGCTTTCTCGATTGCCTGTTTGCGAACAGCTAAAATTTCTTCGTCAGTCTTGCCGCCCATCGGTTGAGAAATAAATAATTTCTTCATGTATACCTCCTACTCCTCTGTATGGCATGTATTGGTTAATTTACCGTATACATCTTCGTACAGCTCCTGTTTGTCACCGTTGTAGGTGTACTCCGCATAGACACCATCTCCACTGATTGTGGTTGATGCCAGGCATTTATAGTTCTGGAGCGTTTTGCATGTCCATACAACATAAACATTGCCAAGATCAATCTGCACCTCTGGTCGGTTCTTGTGATACCATTCAACAAGTTTCTTCTGGACAACACTTTCAAAGTGTGCCATTCCTGTGATAATCATCCTGTTTTCTCCTTTCTTATATACCAACAACAGAAGGCTACTCACCGTCACCTCTTGCAGTTTTCACCTTATAAATTTGTTGTTGGCCTAATCAAACATCTCCCTGTTAATCTTGTATGCCACGTATGCGTCCATCATAGCGGCCACGGCATCGATTTTTGCATCGTAGCGGTTCTTTAGTAATTTACGGTTACCGTTGGTATCCTCAATGGTGATACAGTTACCCATGGTAAATGTCATAAGAGCCTCATCGAACAGAAGCATTCTGTCTTCAGATAATTTCTTCAATTCTCCTAGTGGTACTGATTCCGTCTTAGCTCCCTGAATTACTCTCACCACACCATACTCTCCGTTTTCTCTACCCCATCTTTCCACAAATTCTTTCGCATTATACGGGTCGTATCCGAAACACGAAACATCATACTGACATTCTTCAATGTGCTGGTCCAAGTCGTCATACACTTGCATCACATCCAATACGGTTCCAGGCATAACAACCAAACTACCTTCCTGTAAGAATTCGTCGTACTTGATTCGTAGAGCAGTAGGCAGTTTTTGCATTGTTCTTTCTGTAATATAATTTCGGGTTTTAACGCCAAACGATCCATTGGCTAATGGGAATAAGAAAGTGAACGAACAGAAGTCGTCACCTTGAGAAAGATCGGCGCCAAGTGCGCACGGCATTTGCCAGAATTCTCTGTGTCGGTGACATAGCGTCTCTTCGTATGTGAAGTAATATGTGTATCCCTCCATTGGAATACCAAATCGTTTTGCCAGAATATCGTTTCTGACCGCGGGGTTCTTTTCGGCACGTTCAACGTCAAGCTGGTACGTTTCGTAACTTACTGTAATTCCAATGTTTGGATTTGCTTTCATCCACATCCGTGGGTCATTGACCTCATCGATAGAATCCAGCTTGTACCAGAAAATGGAAGTGTGCGGAGCATTGTACTCGCCTTTGAGTATGCTCATCAATTCCATTTTGATTGTATCGCCCGGTCCATTTCGGACGGTGCCCTCCGAGCTAACGGCGATGATCAGATAGTCATCATTCTGTCCGCCACTCTGTTCTTTACGAGCTCCCTGCTCCAATGCGCCGACAACATCCTCACGAACATCACCAGACAGCCACTCATCAACAGTAGCGCATTTAACTCGGAGACCCTGAAGCTTGTCAATTGACATGGGTCGTACTTCAAGTAATGAGCCTGTGATGAAATTCTGGATGCCTTTCTTGGTGCTTGCCAACATGACTCTGTCGGCAATAGAACCGGTAGTGTTTCTAAGTGATCCCTGTGTGAGGAACTGGAAGAACGGCCCTTTTGCTCTCGTGATGGCGGTTCTGATAGGCGACATTACCTCGTCAGCCTGCGCCATTGTTGGAGCGGTTGTTACTTGATGTGTTGTAGATGTGTCTATATTTAAGAAGTAACTCTGAATCAATGACTCATACATTGACTTAGACGCGCCTCGAGCAACAATCAGATACTGCTTTGTAATCAGTCGTTTTCGGATGGTTTTCTTCACGTAATGACCACCGTGTCCATCCGGATCTGGTTGATATACGCTACGTTCTACATAGTAATACCAGCCAAAAATCTCCTCAGCCCAAAGTTTAAATGAATCTAGCATATGAAGATCTTCGCCATCAGTCAGCGTGCATTCATTCTCACTATACTCAACGAATCCTTCAACAGCTTGGTCATCGTACCATACACCTGGATTTGCTATGAGTGCATCAATACGGTTCATCTCCATGGAGATTTCTTCGCAAACCGGTATTTCACCTCTTATTACGGCATCTCGAAACTTGCCATAATACCTCGGTGTGGCAGTATTCGAAAGTGCCATATACAATTACCTCTTTTTGTCTTCTAATAGGAACTGAGAAACATAACTTGCTCCTCTACTCACTGTGTCTGGATCAATGTCACGATAATTTGCTTCGTAATATGGAGCATCTCTATCGCGATCAGGATTGTATGTACTCTTTCCAGCTCCTTCTACTGTTCCAGACCACGGACTGTCGTCAGATTTATTTTGACTTGTGCCTGAGTTTTTCTGAGTTGACCCTGCATCAGATTTCTTACTCTTTCTTTCAGCGTAAGGGCCTTCTTTGAAACGTTTCTGATTTTCATCGATTATTTTTCGATTTGTATAATCCTGAGCCATTTTTTTTAATCGTTCAGAATAACTGTCTTTCTTGTCACTGAGACCAAGTTTGTCTTTAATCTGTTTTTCGCCATACTCCAAAAGTAGTTTCGTACCTTTTTCTTTAGCACCATCTAGTAACATTTCACCAACGCTGGCAATGTATTTCTGACCTTTACTTCTTGTATCTGGCATAAGTGATGCTAACTTTTGTTCCAGCTGTAAGCGTTCAATTTTTGCAGCGATCTCTTCGTTAGTCATATTCGTCATCGATTTTGATTCAGATGCTTTTTTACTCTGGTTTGACGGATTGTCGGAAAATTTCCGTAGCTGTTTACCGCCAGTGATACGACTGTACTCCTCTTTATACTTAAGAGCTTTCTTTCGCCCTTTTAGTGTCATAGAACCATCAGACTTATAATACTTTTTATTCTTGGTATCTTTTGTAAACTCATTGTAGCCGTACTGGGTCTTCAGAGCACGTTTCTTTCCAGCATAAGTCAGACTTCCATCTTTATTTTGATATCGGCGGACACCCCATTTCATACCGAGAACTCCGTAATGGTATAATTCATTCGCCACTGTTTGTTTCACCCTCTTTCTGTTTATTACATTCGTATTCCAGATTAAGTCGCCACTCCCATTCAGCAATCTGATTTTTCATCGAATCCGCAAGAGTGGAGCTGGTCGGTGGGTCAAACAGCATTCGAACTCTGAGACACATATAGGTTTTAACAGCTTCGTAGTTCTTGTCATCGCCAAGAAAATTTGACCATGTTGCCGTGCTATCTGTAATCAGAAATGGTTCAGACGGTCCGACACCGATTTGGCGTAATCCCATAAGAACGGTGTTGATGTGCATTATCAATTCGTCATTGAAATGATCATAGCCCTCTCCGATTCCGACAGCTTTGGCGACGGTTTCTAAAATGCTTTCATTCATAAATTCATACCTCATAAGGTTGACTTTTCATTTAATTGCTATATAATGTGCTTGTGATGGCACAGAGATAAGAGCTCCATGCCAGCACATACTATTTTTAAGAAAGGATGGTGAATGCAATGTTAGATATCATTGACAACATGTCTGTGGTTCTGTTAACTTTGGCAGAGAAGATTAAATCCTGTGAAGTTGCAGAAGCATCTGACAATGAAAAAGAATCTCATATAACTCCTGTAGTTCGTATGTGATTCTAAATTTACTGCAACATTACTTATCCATTTATTCTGCATTGTTTATTGCATTCTTTTGGAAATCAGCTGTTATCTTCTCCAAGGACAAGTGTCATTTGGAGTCCTTTCAATTGGCATAGTTGCCATGAGTATACTTTCATCCCCATAATGTATAGCATCATGAGTACGCTTAGTAACTGTAATTAAATTTTCTGGGTCAAGAAGTTTTTCACTTCGATTCTGAATATCGGCCAGAGTAATTGGTTCGATGTGATGGATCAATACTTTCTGTCCACGGATTTCTCGATCTGGACATCCAAGATCGCATCCGGAATCTCTGATGATCACGATATCTCTAACTCTTTTCCACTCTGGTGATTTGTAAAAAATTTGATTCAGATAGCGATGACATCCGAACGTTTCTTCGCCAACTGTCCCTCCAAGTTTCAAATATCTGAATCGTTCTTCGTACGTGGTAAGTGCGATCATCTCAGAATATGTTTTAATAATCGTCATACTGATCACCGTCATCTTCTACTTCATCACCATGACCACTGTATCGTTTAAACGCATTAATAGCATTGTTGATAGCTTCCTCGGTTCTACCATTCTGCTGTAATGCTTCCGTTTTTGCTCTTAGCAATTTATTCTCTTCTTCCAGACGCTCACGCTCCAACTTTTCGCGTTTTGTTGCCAGTTTTAAATAATGGCAAATAATTGGTGTCGGCGCTGTTCCATCTCGAAGTTGTTGCTCTGCTGCATCAACTGCCAAAGATATCATTTGATTCTCTCTGGCCTCTGGGGTCATGGCAGGCGGCATTTCTCTAGCTTCTAATGGCTTTGCTACTCTTTTTGCCATGTTTTGTTTCTCCTTTACTTACTTTCATGTGTCTTTAGATAGCATTTACGAGAGTTATACGGCACGAACAGACGTAACTTTAACAAGTATTTGTCGGTAAATGAGAGGTACTTATACACAAATCGAAAGGAGAATATACCTTATACACTATTAATCAAAGGGAGGAAGCTTTGCTTTGCCGTATAGCTCTCGTAAACACCATCTAAAATATAAATTGTTCTCCAGAAATTTTCCTCCGGAGAAAAAATA